CTTTCAATTTCTTACCTGCAAATATAGCCCTTTGCCGGGTTGATTGCGCAAGGCGGCCCCTTTCAGGGGCTGGTTGGCTAAAAGAAAATCATCCTCGCTTCGCTGCGGTATTTTCTTTTGCCAAGCCTTGCGCAATCCCCGGCAAAGGACAGTCCGGCAAGTAAGAAACCGAAAAACCGGCTCCACGGAGCCGATCATGTCAAACAAACTAAAAAAATGAAGGTATGAACAGAGAGACAACAAGCAAAGTCCACAAAGGACAGCAGGGTGCCAATCCGAAAATGAGAATGTTGGTTTATCGGGAAAGGAGCTATCCCGCACGGAAGGTGCAAGGCAGGGACGGAAGCTATACGGTTGCCGCAGACAGCCTGGTGCCGGAACTGCTGGACGGCATCAGAAGCCTTGACCCGGCAGCTTTCAAGCTGAACGAGGAAATCGCCTGCTATTGCTCGGACGAGGAAATCCAAAAACTGGCGGACGAAGAACTGGTAGAAATAATTTATGAATGGCAACGGTTATGACTGAAACAACAACAGCAAAGGTCCGGGAAGAACAAGTAACGGGCCTTACCGCAGAGAATGCGCACCGGGTCACGATGATCCGGGAAAAGGGTACGGACCATCCACCCGTACCGTTCCATTTCAGAAAGGAGCATCATGGAACGGGCAACTATGTACACCTGTACGGAAATCCGGAAGATCGGAATGAATTGCATTCCAGGGACTTCAAAGACTGGGAAGCCGTAGCGTTCAAACATCCTGGCTATCTGGAGGATATGTGGAAACAGGCTTGCGACGCATACGCCTGGAGTTCCTTCGACCCGGAGATTCGTGGCGAGACGGACATCATGATTTACGGGGAGGAGCTGCACAACGACCTGCAACTCATGCAGGAAGAGGAACGGGATACATACATCGCCGCCTACCGGAAAAAGCTATCCGCCCAGCTCTCGGCCCTCTCACGCTGTGCCAACCCGATGGTGACGGGACGGGGCGGATTTGATTACCACAGGCAGGAGAATATGAACAGAAGCTATCAGAACCGCTACGAGGAGTTCCGCAATTGGCGGCAAAAGGTTCTTGAAGCCGTCAGACGGAAAAAGGAAGCCGCACGACCGGAGGAAGAAAAACTGGAAAAGGCATGGCAGACGCTCAAACGCGACATCAAGAGCAGCGCCGACACCATCCACGGGATTGACACCGGACAATGCCGGGGTTATAACCGTGCCCTGTTCGTCAGCAGCATCCTGAACAAGGTATCCACCTTCGCCAATCACGGGGAAGTGGAAATCGTCCGCAGGGCCGTGGACTTCATTTCCGAATATAACGCAAGGGTAAGGAAACCCGTCATCACCCCAAGAAACAAATTCTTCCAATTGCCGGAACTTGCGGAACGGATGCGCGAAAGGCTGAAAGCGGTGCAAAGCCGGGAAAACAAGGAAGTGCCGTTCGAGGGCGGGACACTTGTATGGAACTATGGGGAAGACCGCCTTCAGATCCTGTTTGACAGGATTCCCGAAGACAACAGACGAAAGGAACTGAAATCCTCCGGATTCCGCTGGTCACCCAGAAACAAGGCATGGCAACGGCAGCTCACCTCCAATGCCCTCAGTGCCGCCAAGAGAGTGTTGAACCTTCAAAACATCTGAACCATGAATAACGACAAACTGAAATTCGTAGTCGATTCACACAGTTTTGACGGCAGCTGCGTGACCACCATGTCTGACGGAATACACGGCGACTACCATCATGAGACACTGGAGGAACTGAGGGACAGGGAAAAGAACCCGTACCTCATAGCCGTGTCCGGAAATACCGTCCGCAAGATGATACGCATCCACCTGCAATCCCTCTGCGCCCCGTTCAGTGAGATTACGGAAGAAAGATATTTCGACTACATGGATGTCTTGCCCCCCATCCGCCATACCCGGAATTTCTTTTTCCTGGAAGAGCCTTATCATGCGGACATCTACCGGTTCTGCTTCCGGGCGGGCGGACGCTACTTCACGGGGCTCCGCTCCGTTACCACGCCAAGAAAGGAACTGGAACGGCAGATGGACAACCATTACCGGAACATTACCTTCAAAGGAGACATCCTGAAAGAAAAGCCGATGGTCATCTCTGACCACGCACGGCATGCTTCTATAATTATAGTTCCTTATCTGTTTCTTGACATAAATGGCGAGAAGAAGTTCATCTACAACCTGATGAGAGGAACGGACGAATCGTCAGGCAGGGATGTAAGGCTGGAAACCTCCAAAATCCTGCAAAGCCTGCGCCGTCATCATTTCCTCTACTTCTCCGGCTATGAGGAAAACGACGATATGGACAAGTTCCTAGGCGAAGTGATGAAGAAAAAGCACACCCTGCTGGCAAATGGCAACTTCCTCCAATATCCCGTGAACCGGGAGTCCGTGTCGTTTACCGGAACGGTCAGGGAAACAGGCGAGCCGTTCTTCTTCCGGATTTACGACAGGGAGCTGTTCCTGCACCTGTTGTACGTCCTGAGAGGCATCAAAAGGGAAAAAGCTAAAATATAACGTGACACATAACGACGGTATGGTGACTGTCTTTCCTACCCGTCACCATACAAAAAAAACAATGAGATCATGAGAACTGTGACCGAAGAATCGTTGCGACGCAGGCTGGCCCGTCTGGAGTCGGCCCTGGAAAGCGAAAAGGCACGCCTGAGAAAAGTATGCGGCGACATCCCCTGGGGAGCCGGGATGAGGCGTACCAAATGTACCCCCTCATTCCGAAGGGAGGACGAACTGATTGGGAAAATCAAGGCGGTGAAACAGCAACTCTCCCAAATGTCCGCAGGCGGTGACAATCACACGTTTAAAGAAACAGGCAGATGAATGCCGGCCAATTAACTTGCAAGTCAATAATTTTAAAACCAGTTACGAATATGAACACCCAATTAGCTATAATCCGTTCAAAGGGAAAAGAACATATCTGTTACCGGGAAGAGGAATGTTTTGTCGATGTATCCTATCCGATGGTGACATTTACCAAAGGGGAGGATGATTTTGAAATTGTCAAATGCGACCATCCGTCCATGGAAGAGACTTTCCTGTATCAGGAAAGCCGTCTCTCAATCGTGATTGAAATGTACCATAACGGCTGGCCGGCATTGTCTCTGAAAGATCCCGTGACCCATGAGATATACACGGTCCTGACGGTCAACTTAGAAGATAAGGCGGCATTCTCACTGCCTGACAGGGCATTCGTGGACATCAACAACAATCCTGATGCCATGGAGTTCCTTCTGTCCAACAAATTGGCTGAGGATACAGGTTATAGACGTCAGAGCGGCTGGGTAAGCTACCCGATGGTCACACTTAACCTTCCGACGTTTTACAGGCTTGACCCACATGCCTTTAGCGCAATATTGAATATCCGGTAATCCTTCCGGGCAATGAATCTGGTATCAACAATCAAATGGAAAGAATCATGAAAAGATATGACATAAGAGTAAGGTATTCCTTCGAGGGCACTTACACGGTAGCGGCAGAAGACCGCGATGAAGCAAAAAGAATGGTAAATGACGATTGCGGTCTTGTTTTGGGCGGCGATATCCACACGACACGCGATGACGATGAAGTGTTGGACTGGGATTTCTGTATCCATCCCGACACGCGGATTCTCTCCTTGCAGGAAAGAGGCGGAAAAGGAAGTTTACCGTCAGAAGCCGTTGATTTCAGCGGCAGGATCAAGGAACTGCGGGGGGACATCATCGACGCGATACGGCAGTTGCTCCATACTCACTGCGTGAAAGAAATTCGTCTTCCGGAAGAGGATTATGATCCGGTCTGGGTGATATGGTTTGGCAAGAACGGAGAACTATATGAATGCAGGGTGACAGGACTCCGGGTAACGGCGGACAGCCTGACCGTCCTTGCCGAAGAGAAAGAAAGCGGTGACGAGGTGCAGTGTCACAGCCCGTTTGAACTCGGCGCAAAGAACATAGACTGGCTTCATGAGATGTATGAGGCTGTGTGGCATCAACTGAGAGAAACAAACAATGTAGAATCACAAATAGAAGAACCATGAAATATCAAGCGGAAAATACCGTCTCCAGTTTCTTCTACTACATGTGGAACGCCTGGAGCGAGGAGGAATGCAAAGCCGTGTATGGCGGCATGTACCCGCATTTCTGGGAAAAATGGTGCGTGGCGACAGGCAAGGGCACATTCGGCGCGGCGGAACGGTTCTACCTGGAACTCTCGGAAGACAACCGCAGGATTCTGGTGGAACGGGCCGTCTCGATATATGACGGACGACGCTTCAGAAAAAGGAACAGTAACCCCAAAAATCAAACAGTATGCAAGGAAACATTATCAGTCTGATCAGCAGCTCATGCGGTTGCAGTCAAACGGAAGCACGGGAGTACCTGGACTCCGAAATCCGGTATCTGCGCGAATTGCAGGAGGCAGATGATTTGAGGGAAGATGACATGGAAATGGCCTGTCTCAACCTCGGTCTTGACCTTGACTACCGGGAATATTTTATCAACCGCCTCGCAGGGGCATAAAAAACTCATGGCTATGACTTATTTTCAGAACATACACTCTCTGGCGGACTTGAAGAAAGAATACCGCCGGCTGGCATTGGAGCACCACCCGGACAAGGGTGGCGACACTGCGATCATGCAACAGGTGAACACCGAGTTTGGAAGGCTTTTTGAGGCTTGGAAAGACAAACCGGATATTCCCGCGACTTCAACCGGATATGAATATGACTATTCGGGAGCCACGGCAAAGGAATACACCGAGTATGTGTATAACGAATACCGCTGGAAAGGCCGCAATTACAAGGGGCAGCATGCGCCGGAAATCGTGGCACTGGTACGGGCATGGCTCAAGGAGACCTATCCGGGATACAAGTTCTCTGTCAGACGGGAGAATTGCCACTCCATCCATATCCGGTTGATGAAAGCGGATTTCGAGGCGTTCACCAAAGAGTCTGGAAAAGTTCAAGGCGATGTCAACCACTATCATATCGATTCAGACAAATACTTGACGGACAGGGCAAAAGATGTAATGATGAATATCTGCGATTTCATCATGTCGTACAATTTCGACGACAGCGACCCCATGACGGACTATTTTCACACCAACTTTTACCTGACACTTGGAATCGGAAGTTACAAACAGCCGTACAAGGTGGAACCGCCCAGACTCGACAGCAAAGACAAACCGGAGGTATTCAAGCATCCGGAAGGTCCGGCACACAAGGCAATGCGCCGGGCATTGGGCAAAGCGCGTTTCGGCTTCATCGAAAGCCGGAAGTATGCCGGGGAAATAATTCTGGGGGAAGACTGTTTCGGCTCACGGGGCGAACTCTATTTTTGGCCGAAGGAATATTCAAGCGCAAAAATGGCCCAAAAACGCATCGACAAACTGGAGGAAGCCGGAATAAGGTGCGAACTCACCGGTTATAACGGAGGATACATCCGCCTGCTCGGGTACACCCCGAAGATGAGAGATTCCCTGGAGCGGGAACGTCAGGAGTATGCCGCCGCGTATCAGGCATGGTACTCAAAACAGAATTTGAAAACAATCTGATTCAGAAATTATGGATACAAACAATTTGGACAAGTGGTGGTACGGACTTCCGGAAAACACCAAACAGGCTATAGGAAACGATGAGATATGGGAAAAACTGGATATGCCATCCCGTTCGGCGCTACACCGGTATTCCCTGCTTAGAATTTACGGAACGGCAAAAGACAGGGACGAGGAACGCACGCTGCTCAATGAAATCGCGTGTGGACTGGGCGACCTTGCCCTTGTCCGTAAAAACGGCATCGCGTTGGAGGAAATGTGCAACGGGAACGGGGAATTTTACGATGAATACCAGGATCAGTTCAATATATTATATGACAATTACGGACACATACTAGAAAATATAAGCTGGCCGGACTGGATCGGACATACAATTCCGACAAACAGGGAACTGGTCCGGTTATTGGAACATCACGGTTACAAGCGTATGGAAATCGATACCGACAGAAGAATCCCGAAAACTTTCTATGTTTTCCGTCGTGGGTTGCACATCAACGCAAGCGAGGACTTGTCTTACCACATCGTACCGCAACAGGACAGTTTCGGACTGGGGCGTTTTGCGGTATGCGCTACCAAAGAGGGTGAAAGCTCCCAGCTGGGAACTGACTGTGCCCGGCTCTTTTTGAGGCGCTTCCTTGCCTTCCTGAAGGGTGAAAGAAGCGGAAAAGAGATTATAGATGTAATATGCAACAACCAACAAACTGAACGATAGTATGAAAGCAAAAGTATTCAAGTACAAGTCTGACGGGAATACCGTCGTGGCTCCTTATATGGAACTGGAGCCGTACGCAGAGAATGTATATCTCTCCCTGTCGAGAAAGAACGAATATGGGAATGAGGACGATGACTGTTTCCATGTGGTCTGCCGGATTGAAAACGTTTATTTTTCCAGCGGGCAGTATTCACGCCGGTTCCTCAAAGGAGAAGGCCGCAGGGAGGAAGCCGCCGCCTATTGCAGGAACTGGATCGCGGATACGCTTCAGGGCGCGGAAAGAGGAGCCTTCGTCAGATTGATCTCCATCCGTGTGTTCAATGCCCTCGGACTCGACACCGCACCCTTGCTGCAAGCCCGTGAGGCATACAAAAGGAAGCAGGAACAGAAACGCAGGGAGCGGGAAGAGAAAGAGGCGGAAGAGCGCAGAGCGCGGGAAGAGCAACATCAACTGCTGCTCGATGAACAGAAACAGAAATTCCTGGACGGGGAACGGATCACGGGAGGAATGTTCCTTGAAATCACCGGAAGGGATGGTTTTGACATCCATATCAGAACCAAAGGGACATTCAACAGGCATGTAAGAGGCATTGACAGGAACGGAACCATCAGTTTCCGGAAAATCAAGGGCCGCCGGACACCGAACTTTACCGGATGCCATAAGGCCGTGCCCGCCTATCTTGCGTTCATAACAGAAAAAGAGGGCAAACAATAAAATCCGGGACGGTAACGGCTTGTTCCATGCAGCTGTTACCGCTACCATCTTCCGACCTCACAACTCACGGTTCAGCGCCATTGCCAGCGGAAACATCAACCGGTTATAGGCTTTAAGCTTTTGTAGGTTCAGCACATATCCGGCATAAGGGTTGGTCAAATCGGTGTAGAAGAATACATCGGTAAATCCTGCATGTTCTTCCACTATTTCACCCTCCAACGGAATTTCCTCCACATTGAACCGCTCCAGAGGCAGCTCTTCCAGACGGGCATGCTCCACATTGCCCAATACGTTCAGGTTGCGGTTAAACAGCACGAACCCTTTCTTCCTGTAATCCACACGCATACCATACGGACGCTCCACAAGGAAAGCATCCGTCGCTTTCTTTAGATAGTTTTCCATAATCCTGAAATTAGAAATTGCAAAAATACAGCATTTGTCCGGCAATGGCGAACAAATCAGGAAGATTATCTAAGGAATCCACACAAAATCCCACAACAAAAAACAACCGTATATTTTATTTCCCACCCTGCAAAGGTAGTCCCGTGTCCTGTGTACCCGTATAAGGTCAGGCCCCTTCGGGGTTGGCTGAAAGAAAATCATCCTCGCTTCGCTGCGGTATTTTCTTTCGCCAAACCTTGCGGGTACGGCCACGGGACTGTCAGGCAGGCGAGAAATAAAAATACCGGCTCCCGGAGCCGGACGTGTTTAACAGATAAAAATACAAAAGTCATGAAAATCCTGAATGAAGAACATTTCGAGAATGTAAGGCGTTATGCCGAATCCATCGGTGACACCTCGCTCCAAAAATGTCTGGAACGGTTGAAAAGCTGGGAAGAAAACCCTGATTATCCCTGCGAAATCTCACTCTACTATGACCATGCCCCGTACTCGTTCGGCTTCACACAGCGCTATCCCGACGGAAGGACAGGTATCGTGGGCGGCCTGCTCTATCATGGAATACCTGACAGATCGTTTGCCGTAACATTGCAGCCGTTCCACGGATGGCAGATACATACCTGAAAAACATGAGACCCGACAATGACCGAGAAGCAGACTTCAGAACAGAGAATCCGAGGTCTGCTTTTTCATTTCTTGCTGTAAAGATAGCTGTTTCCCGGGCTGATTGTGCAAGGCGGCCCCTTTCAGGGGCTGGGTTGGCTGAAAGAAAATCATCCTCGCTTCGCTGCGGTATTTTCTTTCGCCAAGCCTTGCCGCAATCCCCGGAAAACAGACTGAAAAGACATCAAGAAATAAAAATGCCTACCCATGTAGGCCGATGTTTTACTTAAAAAAGAACAGATATGGAAACACTGGATTATAACCGGCTACTGCCTGTCTCCCTGTGGCAATACAACCACCATGGGGATGAAGGGCCGACTCCCGCACTTTTCGAGGAAACGTTCGGAAAGGTCTATGGAAGTCACTGTTACGAAAAATGGACTGGCTGCTTCAAGCAGAATCTCTGGGACATGATTGCCTGTTTCAGAAGTGAGAAGGAGAACGGACAGAAGTTCTGCGACATGGTTGCCCGTCAGGTCAAATTGTACCAACAAAAACGATCTCAATATGAAGTACGCTAATTTTTATGACCTGGAAAGTCTGACTCTTCTCAACAGGCATGAAGGGTGTGCCTGCTCCATAAAGGCGTGTGACGTGGAGAAGGTGAACCGGCTGATTTCAAGGATGCGGGAGGACAGGGAAAGAGTCGGTTTACCGACTGCAGGAGATGTTGTCACTTATATCACCCGTGGCGGTGACTATTATCCGCAGGCACACATTGAAAGGGGCGATGACCGGGAAGTTCATATCTGCCTTCTCCCACAGACACCTTTTTGCCATGAAAATGAAAAGTGTACCGGTTACAGTACCGAAGGAGGCCCTTGGGTTACAACCGGTCCGGAATTGCTGATTCCCGATGGCATACGCAGCAAACAGTTCCGGATGTGGGGGCATACCGGAAGGCACAGGAACGGTGCCGTCCTCTTCCACACATTCGTCAGGGCATGGAAATACACGGAACCCGATCCTCTGTACGGAAAGTACACCACAAAAGAATGGACGAGATACCTCATCGAGTGTCAGCCGGATATTGAACCGGCTGATGCCTTTGTCTATCGGAATGAGGCATTCACCCTTTACTCGCGGGAAGAACTGGAACGGCTGGTCGGGATTCTGCACGGAAAGCTTTTCAACGGATTCCGTCCCGGTCTGTTCATACTCTGGGCATACCGTATGGAATGGAAGGAACTTCCCGCATGGGAATGGAACATGCTGAAAGCGGACACCCATCTCTCTTTCCTTGGCATTTCTCCCGTCAGGATACAGACTGACCATAAAAGACATATAGTAACAATCTATAAAAAATCAGAGTAATATGGCACCATACAACACACCGCAGGCGATACGTCCGCTTGAGAAAACGATCTGTGATTTCGCCTATTCGAACGGCTACGATCCGATATCCGTTTTCAACGATTTCCTGCGCTATATCGTTCACGGGTTCTCTCCCGGCGCACCGCCCCTTATGGACTGGAAATACAAACGGCAGCAGAACAGGCATTTTATGGAAATGCTTACCGGATGGATACGGCTCATGCAGCGGGAATTGCAATCCGGCGGATGGTTTGATGCGTTCGGTGACCTCTTCATGGCAATATCCTCCAAAAGCGGTCGGCAGGTGAACGGACAGTTCTTCACTCCGCCGGATATCTGCGACCTGATGGTCTTATGTACCGATTCGGGGGAGACAGCGACAGGAAAACGTATCTGTGACCCGACATGCGGAAGCGGAAGGCTGCTGCTGGCATATCATGTACGCCACCTGGGTAATTATCTGGTTGCAGAAGATGTCAACCGTACCTGTTGCCTGATGACCGTTTGCAACATGCTCGTACATGGCTGCATAGGTGAGGTCATCCACCATGACAGCCTCTTCCCCGAAAACTTCATGGACGGCTGGATGGTAAACCATACACTGACTCAGACGGGCATTCCTTCCATTCGCCGGATGAGCGAGGAGGAATATCGGACAAGCAGGAACATGTCCGTTGACCTGCTCAGAAAGCGGAAAGAGAAATTGCGCCAAATGCAGCCGGACAAGAAACAATTGCCATATAAACATGGCAGAATTTATAAACAATAAACCGAATGATTATGAAACTGAATGTTAGCAATGAATTGAAATCCCGCCTGATGCATGCGGCGGAAAACGGGAGTGTGATAGCCAAAGACATCCTTTTGGAAGTAAAAAAGAACGTACCGGTGGAAGAGATCATACGCGGTACCTATAACTGCTTCTCCACCAAGCGCAAGCGGACGGAAGCGGGCACGTTCAAGAAAATCCGGATCGTGTTCACGGCCTGCAGCAAGGATTTGGCCCATCCCAGTTTCCCGGACCGGAACAACCCGCAGGCACCCTGGTTCCCGGAGAATCGTACAGTTCTGGAACCCTCCACGTTTGTTGAACTGTTCAAGAACCTGCCCAAGTACTCACCCGACGAAATCAATTATTTCTGTAGCGCCCTCTCATTGGACAGCAAAGTCACGGTCAGGCTGCATGAAAGCATGAACGACTTCATGGAAGCCTATCTGGAAAGCAACTACAGCCCCATCGCCGACAGTGACACATCCAGCCTGCACAGTTCCTGTATGAGATATGAGGACAAGGCACGCAACGCCGCTGACTTCTATACCAACTTCGCCGGCGCTAAAATCCTTGTGGCAAGGGACGAGAGCAACAACATACTCGGACGGGCTGTTGTATGGAACGAGGTAACATTGTGGAAATCAATAAATACACCGATTGCCGCCTCCCTGCTGGACCGCATCTATTTCTCACACGCATTCGTCGCTGAACTGATCCGCAAGCAGGCGCAGGAGGCGGGCATCCTGTTGCGACGCAGATACAACGATTATACACATACAACGGATTTCACCGTACTGAATCCCATTGAGGGGCAGGAATGGGCGGTCGGAGACAATATACAGGTTTCATTGACGGTGAAAGTGCCCGCCTGTAGGTGGCACAAGAAAGGGGTGCCTTACCTCGACACGTTCTACAGTCTTCATCTGACGGAAGGCAATCTGGAACTTAGAAATACGGAGGGCGACACAAGCATAGCCTCCTGCCGGAGCACGGAAGGGTGCGCAAACAGGAGAAAATATGTATGTCCCAAATGCGGAAAGATACATCCCTTTCCGGATATGGCATTCTGCAAGAATTGTCAAGATATGTTCTATATATCCACCGTATTCGGAAAAGTATTGAAAGGCACGTCGGTGGAATACAAGGGAAAGAAATATCCGTCCTTCCTCTTCAAGAAGGGACGTCCCGTACCGGAGTTCAGACGGTACCTGCAAATCGAAAAGTTGTTCATCTCCTAAAAAGTCAGTATCATGGAAAAATTAATGGCTCTTTACAACATCTCCTCCCCCTCCGGTAAGGAGGGGAAGATAGCCGGGTTCATCATCGGGGAACTCAGGCGGATGGGGATTCCTTTCCGGCAAGACCGGTACGGAAACATCTACGCGGTCAAAGGCAACCGGGAAAGCTACCCCTGTGTCGTGGCGCACATGGACGAGGTACACCGGCGCAAGACAGGCTCCTATGCGGCCCATCTTGTGGCGGACTCGATGATTGTCGGTTATGATCACAAGCGTAAACGGATGACCGGAATCGGCGCGGATGACAAGAACGGCATCTGGATCTGCCTGAAATGCCTGGAGGATTTCAAGGCGGTGAAATGTGCCTTCTTCGTACAGGAGGAGATAGGATGCATAGGCAGCGGCCATGCCGACATGTCCTTCTTTTCCGACTGCCGTTTCGTCATCCAGTGCGACCGGAAAGGGAACGGGGATATGGTAACACAAATCAACGGAATGAGGCTATGCTCCAATGAGTTCATTTCAGCGGTAGATCCCCGGAAGTACGGTTACAAGCCTGCACAGGGGCTGGCTACGGATGTGGCGGCATTGAAAAGGAACGGGCTGGAAGTATCCTGCGTCAATCTCTCCTGTGGATATTATGAACCTCATACGGACAACGAGTACACCGTCCTGGCGGATCTTTGCAAGTGCTACCGGTTTGTCCGGCACATCATCTGTTGCCATAAGGAAACCAGCACGCATATACCGGAAACGGAAAGAAAACCCTTCCCCGGATATTATGAATTGTTCGGACCGGCCGGATATAGCGAAAAGGATTATATCCGTCTGTCAAAAGAGTACAGATCTGAATTTACTAAAACAAGCAAGACAAGCCATAAGAACAAATTGTAATTTATCAACTTTAAAAACAAAAAATATGGAAGCAACAGTCATGCCGGCCACTGCACCGGTACAGAAACAGCAGGGACTCAACCAGGTAGTCATCAACAAGGTACGGCGAATGATAGAAGGCAGGCAAGGTGGTGTCATGGACACCATCAACCGTCTGCTCAGTGAGGGGCGGATCGCGCAGGATTTCATCGCTCCCATCGGGGTAAGCCAACGTAGCAAGGAACGCCCCGTTATCTCTTTCAAAGCGGAAGGAAGGGTACAGATGGCAATGCCCGAAGGGAACTTCAACCTGCACGGCAACGCCATAAGCCAGATTTCGGAGAAGATGGGCATTCCCGCCAAATACCTGCGCGAGCTTTCCGCCGGAGATGCCTGGCAGAAACAGTTGTGTGCCACCATCCTGAACGAACATTCGGGATGGACCGAGCGTACACGGGTACTGATACGTGCGGTAGGTATGGAGGTCCGTGGCGTGTTGTCGGACTCCTACCGCCGGCTCAACTCGGTGGACATCCTGACCGCTTTCATCCGTGAGGCGGGAGGACAGGGGGCGGTCGTGTCCGACGCCTATATGAACGACACGAAAGTATGGTGCGAAACGATCCTGCCCACTCCGATAGAGATACCCACCCGTAAGAACGGGACGGTCATCATCTTCGCAGGAGCACGCTTCTCCACATCCGACTATGGCAACGGCTCGGTGGACATGCGGTCGTTCCTGCTCAACGGGGCGTGCCTGAACGGGATGGTCAGGGAGTCCGTCATGCGGCAGATACACCTTGGAGGCCGACTGCCGGAATCCCTGTCCCTCTCCCAAAAGACCTACGAACTGGACACGCAGACCACCGTATCGGCTGTTTCCGACCTGACCAAAGGACTGTACAGCAAAGACACCATCATGCAGAAGGCCATCGAAATTCAAGGAGCATCGGAAATAGACGTGGATTTCGACAAGGAACTGAAGAATCTGGTGCAGAAAGGAGCCTTGTTGAAAAACGAAGGACGCGAGGTCGAGAAGTTGCTGATGAACAACAATCCTGACGACGGAGTGACAGGCGGGGCCACGCTCTGGAAACTGACACAGGGAATCACCGCCTTTGCGAGGGAACAGCAGCCGGAACGCTGCCGGGAGCTGCACGAAATATCGGGGCAGCTGATGAACCGGGTAAAGGTAAATTAAGAGTGGCTAAGACAAAAGCCGTGAACGGTGATGACCGGCATCCGTTCACGGCTTTGCATAATTTCAATCTAAGGTATATAGAACAGCTCAAACTCCTCTTTTCTTCTCCTCTCTATGCTTGGAATGACTTTCCCCCGATAACAGCGGAATGATATATATTCCTTATAAATATCCCGGTCGCCACTTTCCAGTTTTTGAATCAGTCTGCTTTTGGGTATCTTCCCGTTCCCAATCAGACGGTAACAGCCCACATTAAAGCCTAACAGACTTAAAAGCAGCGAGTCTTTTCCATATTTACGGAATACCTTCAGGCACCGTTCAAGGTCGCATCTCAAAAGTGAGTCCGCCTGCGCCTCGCTCAGGTTCTCGGTCAGCTTCTCATGGGGGAGCAGGCGGTGTCCAAAACCGATGTAAGGCATTTTCCCCCGGTGCCAGCCTTCCCACCGCTTGATACAGGCTACCGCCTTATCCTTGTCAGACGGGGGATTTTCCGCCTTGCCATACAGAACAAGTGACAGAAAAATCATAATAACCGGTATTCTTTTCATGCGGCCTCCGTATTATTATTGTCTTCCTCCGCTTCCTTTCCATTGAAATCATACGTCAACTGTTGCAAGTTTCCCCAGTTGTCCTCAAAATAGAGGTCAATGGTCTGCGCCTCCTTGTCGCTCTGCGAGGTATAGTAGAGCCGGAATTTCCATTCGTTCAACAGGTAACGGTCATTGGGCTTCAGCACCGTGCCGTCCTCCATCTTCAGACTGCCCTTTCCGTCGGGCTGAAAATACCTCAGTGTATAGACCGTTCCGATAAAATTTCCAGACGGCTTGATTTCCAGACGGATTTCCACCGTCTCATCACCGGCTATCTCATCCGCCACCGGCATGGACTCCACCGTGAACGGGTATTCCTGCTGAATGTCCAGTTCATTGTCACAAGCGGCAAGACCAAGGAAGGAAACCGCCATGCAGCAGGCAGCCATCATCATATCAAGGATTCTTCTTTTCATGGGCTTCTGTTCTTTTTAAGGTTAGAAAATGTATTTGATTCCGGCTCCATACTGGAAATGGCAGCGGCCGGATGCGCCGCCCCACATGAAACGCTCACGCAGGCGTATCAGCAGGGTTATCCTGTCCGACAGGTATCCCTCCGCTTCCAGTGTCACCGCGCCTCCATAGATGAAGGACTCACACTTGCGCAAGGCAGCTCCGTCATCCAACAGGCGGTTTCCGTTGTTCACGGCCTCGTAGCCCAACAAGGCGGAAGCGCCGAGGTTCAGAAAGAAAGACTTGCCGGATGTGGAAAGGATTGTATGATAATAACCGCCTTCCCCTGTATACTGCGACAGTGGGACATACGTGTTCCGGTAAGGGTTATTACGTTGTAGCATCTCACAGCCAAACACCCACTGGTTCCCTTTCTTTGTGTAAGTGGCAACAGCCAGCGAAAAGGCGTAGCCCGCATCATGGCGGTCTGCCCGGCTGTAAAAGCCGTCGGCCATTTCAGCGGTAAAGCGGATGGCTTTCATCCCCGGCAGCTGGCGCTGGGCTTCCGCCTGCCCCGTAAAGAGGGCAAGCAGGAGGATAATAAAGATGAAGTATCTTTTCATGGCACTCATCTTACTTTCAGTTCATTGACAGTCCCGGCGCGTACAAGGTCTTCGTTCTCTACCTCAAACGACTGATGGCGGCCACCCTGTTTCTCGTACATCTCCACGACCAGCTTCTTGCCGTCGGGGATGGTGAACTTGGGCAGGGCGAACACCGTCCGCTCGTTCTTCTTCCCGTCCACACGGGTCACATAGTTGAAGGCACGCAGCGGATAGATGACCTGCTCCTGCATGGCGGTACGCTTCACGATTTTCTTGTCTACAATCTTGAAAGTTACGAAGTCCACATCGAAAGGCACGTGCGTGGCGTTCTTCACCTCGGTATGGAAATAGAGCAGCTCGCCGTGTGCGTAAAGCCCCTTGAGCAGGTATTGAACCCCGAACCGCTTGCTGCCGACGTGCTTGACCTTGCGTTTGTCCTGCATATACACGGATTTCATGATCAGCCGTACTAGACGGGGAGACTCCCCGGCGAGTTCCTGCAAGTAGATTTCCATCGCATTGTTCGGATGGTTAACCGACTCCCCGTCATGGATGAAGTCACACATCTCTACGTTCAGCAGCAACGGCTCGTCGGCATACTTGACGTTGAATGTGTAAAAGTTCCCGTCCTCGGTTATCACGCTCATATTGGTTTCACTGCGGAAATGTTTCCGGGTCGCTTTCACACGGATGACGTTCTCCGCACCGTCCGCCTTGCCCGCTATCAGATTGGGGGAACCCAAATCCACGTATCTTACGGGAGAGGGGAAAATTATATGTACGGTCTTGTCATACGTGATTTCCAGACCATGCGGGGGAATCATTTGGCTGAAGCCGATCTTGCGGCTCAATCCCTCGTAATAATCCCCGCTGCTTTGCTGCGCGTATGCAGTCACTGCGCCCATAATCAGGGCAAACATCATCAGAATCTTCTTCATGTGCGTTCTTGATTGGTTGGTGAATAAATGGTTGGTTTCTTTTCTCTTTTCATTTTTCGGGAGAGTGCAGCAACAGCCGGTGTCCGGCTTTCAGGGTGATTTTCACCGCACGCATTTTCTTTTCCACATATTGCGACACGCCCTGTATTACCCCCTTGCCCACATCCGAGGCAATCTGCGCCCCGGCATCCGTCGAGATGTTAATGCTGCTCCCCATTGAGGTGCCCATACCCGCGGCTATCTCACGCACTGCATCATACTCCATCGAGTTCGGCACGAGGATTCCCTGCTGTCCGTCGGCATCATATACATCCAGTTCCACCGGAAACAGCGTGCCCTTGTATTCCACCGTCTCTACAAGGATGTCCATCCGCTCCCCCTGGATGCGTGTACCGCCGGTCAATACCGTCCCTTGGGGAATGAGCCGGTCGTCCACCGCCATCGGCTCCAGCAACCGGATGCGCAACACCTGCCCGTCCGATACGGTCTGCGTACCATGTACACAGGCAGCGATGGTATTCCTGCCGGAAGGGAGTGTCCTGCCTATAGGGGTATGGAAACCGGTATTCCTCTCTCCCGCAAATTCGGCGATGAAATCCTCATTGCCCATAGGTTGTGCAAGCGATGACACCACCTGATTCCGTACCTGTTTCACCGGGCGGACGGCTGTCCTGTCTTTCCGGTCGCTCCGGCCATTCACGGCAGCCGGGGCATCCGGCTGCTTCCCATTATACCGGGCGGCCAGCTCGTAAGACTTTTCCAGCAGTGCCATCTTTTCTTCCAAGGTCTGTCCTTCCGGCTGTCCTTTCGCCGTTCTCTTTTCTTTTTCCAGTTCCTCTATACGGCGGAGCAGATCGGCATTTTGTTGATTTTCATTCCGGGTATATACAGCACCTAGCGAGCGGTTCATATTCCGGTAGGCTTCCGCAGAGGAATGGACGGAGCCGGGGGATTTCTCCGTTTCCGGTTCCGGCGGAAGTTCCGTGTTGGCTTTTCCTGCGGTAAGGCCGGCAGTATCCTGACTGTCCTTGTTGAGCAGTTCGGACATTTCCTGGAAGGTTCCCCTGCGCCATTTTTCCTTTTTTGCCAGTGCTTCCTGCTCGTAGGCGCTTACCTTGTTGCCCTCCATTTCCGAATCTTTCGGCGAGGGCATCTCCACATTAAATCCCTTGCCCTTTTCCTTTTCCGACTTCTCCTTTTCCGACGGGCTGAATACCAACAAAAGGAATCCGGCACACAGCAGGCAGAAGAGCGGATAGACAATATATCTCGCGCGTCGGCGCTTCTCTTCGGGAGTCAGCGGCTTGTCACTTGACAGCCCCAGCCGTTCCCTGATTTTCTGAAAGTCCATTTTCATGTTTCTGGATGTTTGAATGAATGGTTGTTGTTTCCGGCCGTAACATGACGGGCCGGATATGCCCGGTTTTCATGTCGCCCTTCCGTTCCCCCAAACGGGACACGGAAGAGACAACCGAGTACAGACAGGCTGCCGTAAACAGAAGCGAGACGACACTTGTCAAGACAATGCGCTGCTTTCCGGTCAGCCGGCGGCAGAACAGCCGGATACGGCTGTCCGCACGTTTTAAGACGGCAGGTTTCCCTCTCATCGTTCCACACTCCTTATATCCCTGTTCTCCAGTATGGTGAACTGCTCGATGATGAACCCGTTGGGATTGTCGTCCGAACGCCCCGTATTCTGGAGCGAACAGGAGGTGACAAGGCTTCGCTCGGTCACGTTGCTCTCACGGATGATCAGCTGTCGGGCGTATGTATGCGCCTTGTAGGGATAGACGGCAAAGTCGCACACCACGCTGTCCACGTGTACCACCTGGTTGATGTTGCCCGAAATCAGCCGGTTGTAATATCCCTTTTCGGCAAAGTCCACATAGTAGTGATAGGCGCTCTTGTCCGCCAGCTGCAAAGCACGGCCTATATTGTGCTCGATCGCGTCCTTCTGCGGGGAGAGCGAGAAGAACAGCTCGTGAAAACGCCGGACGTGTTCCCGCGCCTCGGCGGGGCGGTTCTGTGAAAGATCCTGCGAGAGGGCGAGCATCAGCGACTTGCCCTTATCCAGCACATAGATCTTTTCCCGTTGCTTCTCGGCGAAACGGTACGAGCTCCACAACGCATAGCTGGTGACGAGCGCACAACAGCCGGTAAAGACAGCCAGCATCAACCGGATGCGCCTGAAGCTGCTCTCAATGTTGGTCAATGACTTGAATTCCATTTAGCGAATGATTGGTTTGAATGAATAAATAAATGTTTCCGGTATGACCGGGCGGCTCCTTCCGACAAGTCGCCCAACCCGGTAATCCAAGTTGCCCGACTCACGGAAACGGGTTGCCATAGAGCCTATTTGCCCCGCAGTCTTCCCCCGATATTCCCCAGTACGGCACCGCCCGCCCCGGCAGCGAAACCGCCCGCTTTCGTGGCCGTGCGGTTCAGGTTACGGCTGAAGTTTCCGGCTCCGCCCGCCTGTACGATCCAGCCCGCCACCGTCGGGACGGTGAAGTACCCGATAATCCCTATCAGCATAAATATGATATAGACGCTATTTGAGTTGTCTATCGAGTAGTCGGGGTTGTTCTGTAATTCCAGAATGTCATTTTGGAGCATCAGCACCTGGAGCTTGGCGAGCAGGGTGCTGAACAGGTCGCTGACCGGAAGCCAAAGGTAGACGGATATGTACCTCGTGAACCACTGCCCGAGCGTGGACTGGAATCCGTCCCATACGCTGAAGGCGAACGCTACCGGTCCCAGAATGGAGAGCACGACAAGGAAAAAGGTCCTCACGGTATCTATCAGCAGCGATGCCGCCGCAAATATCAGTTCCAGCAGGCTGCGGAAGGCGTCACGGATTTTCTTCTCCAGATTGTACATCCCCACCTCCACGTACATGCCCAGGCGAGAGGCGGTATCTATGGTTGACCAGCCCAGCTCGTCCAGCTGACGGTCGAATTCCTCGTCGCTCACCAGGTAGGCGGTTTCGGGATTGCGCAGCATGGCCTCCCTTTCCAGTTCCTCTTTCTGCGCCCTGTACTGTTCCATATCCAGCGTCTGCCCCTCAAGCATCTTGTGCGTACCCTGTACTATCGGGCTGAGCACGGTGTTCAGCGTGCCGAGTACCAGCGTGGGGAAAAGCAGGATGCAGATGCCAATGGCGAAGGGACGCAGCAGGGGATAGACATCTATCGGTTCGGCACGGGCCATCGACTGCCACACGCGGACGGCGACATAGAACAGGGCACCCAGCCCGGCAAGTCCCTTTCCTACGTCCATCATGTCCTTGCAAAGGGGCAGCATATCGTCATACAGGGTCGCCAGTATGGTATGCAGGTTGGCAAAATCTATCGACAACGGCATCATGGCTACCAGTATTTGGAGGTTTCATTCCCGTAAAGCCGCATCACCCGGTCCAGGTCGTTCTTCTTTCTGGCACGGAGATAGCTCACGGCGATGTTCTTGCTCGTGTAGTAGCTCACCAGGTTGCGGTAGCGGCGCATCTCATAGTAGCAGTGGTCCACCACGTCCATGCGGTCCTTGTCGGTCATGGAGAGCGTGCTCACGTTGATGACCTGCCTGAGATCCTGCAGCACGCCGTTGCTCTCCTCCAGCAGGCGGGTGTAGCCGAAGGCGATGGCGTCCAGCTCGCGGGGCGAGAAGTTCCCGTCGTTCATCATCTTGCCGAAGTTCGTTACATAGATGTCGGACACGTCGCCCACCATCAGGATGATGTCACGCACCTTGCGGGCGTCCTGTATCAGGTCGTTTACCGCCTTTAACTGGTCGTAATACTTCTTGGCCTGCTCGTAAATCTTCACCGTCTCCGCAAAGCTGTCGGCCGTATTGACCGCCGTTTTCGAGGTATGGGCGATGTTGTCCGACATGTTGATGATGCTTTGGGCAAGATTACCGGGATCGGTCACCACCCACTGGGCATTGGCGCCGGTGCCGCACAGGGCGAGTACCGTTCCGATCAGGAGTGACTTCGCTTTCATGGGCGTTCCTCCTTCCGCACATAGTCACCGTTCGGGGAAAAGGTCAGCACGTCGGCGGCCTCGTTGTAGGAGATGTCGATGCGGTGCCCCGTGTTGATGAACAGATTCCCGTTCTCCTCAACCAGCAGGTAGGTCTGAGGCCTAAGACGGCGCATCTTTCCGCTGCGGGCGAACACCGTCACCTTGTAGGCTTCCCCTTCCTTATATACCAGCACGTCCGGCTTGCCTTCCACGCTGCTCCACGAGCCGCAGAGCTTGTCACGGTCGGTGCCGCTCTCCGAGCAGCCTTGCAATACCATGGCGGCCATACCGATCAGGCACACCGCCAGTCTCATAAGGGATTTGTTTCTCATTGTTCTCTTTTTGGGATTGATACTTGTCTTTGTTCCTCTCGTTTTCTCTCTGCCATCCGGCGGATGGCAAGTTCCAGGTTGCCGTCCAGCTCCTCGGCAAGCCGTTGCACTTCCAGTTTCTCGGACTCTTCCGTCGTGAACGTGAAATACTCTTCCGCGCTCACTTCCGTAGCATAGACCGCCTATAATCCGCAAAACGAAGCGTTTCGCCTTTTCAGAACGAACCGCATAATTTCTTAAAACGAAACGTACCGCTGGGGTACTCCCCCACCCCAAAATATTTTCGACCGGCTTACGCCGGTATTCGTATATCCAAAGAACGGAGTCCGGATACTATCCGAACCCCGTTCTTTCCGTTTTGTCGCTTCGCTCCCGCTTTGTCGCGCTTCGCGTTACGCTACCTCGTCCAACGCCTTGTATGCGACCACGCTTTGCGCCTTCACGATTTGGCCGCGGAAGGCCAGGCGCGAGCCGACACCCGCATTCGCATACGAGGCATCGTAAACCGCATCCGCATGCGAGACACCGCCATTCGCGTGCGCATTGCTGCACCCGCGATAGACCACACGGCCTGATGCCGAACTGAACCAGTACTTGTCAGAATAGTAGGTGGTGGACGAGCCATTCATGGCTCCAACAGGTATCACGGCCATCAGCTTGCCATGTGCCACAGTGGTTATCCAGTAGTCGCTGTTGGTCATACCTTTTATCATAAGGGTTGTACCGTCAGGTAGCCAGATACGCCACTTGCCGACGTTACCGCTCGTGTTCGGCAAGTCCACACCGTCCATCATGTCGTACTTGTTTCCGTAGATGTCCTCGTAACCTATGCAGCAGATGTTGTTCACCTGAGTCACCTTTGTGGCTCCGTACTCGTCTTTCTCTATATACCAGGCATACAGGTGCACGCCTGAATCGGAGGTGTTGTTTGTCACATTCGGGTTGATTCCGCTTGCCTCCTCAAAGCCAATGGTGTCCTGCATACCTCTTGACGCTGTACCGCCGGTTGTTCTCATATAGGAATGCTGGCCGGCACCGCACTGTTCCTGCATATTCCTGCGCCCATACTTGGCATAGCTCAAGTTGGCAATACGGAAGTGCATCAGCGCGTCTATCTGCTGCATGCCTCGCTGCACGCTGTAATAGTGGAAGTCCGTCCATGACATACTGCCGGTGGTGCTGTTGCCTGTTATGGCAGAGCGCAACTTGCTGCCGACTACCGAGCTGCCCACAACGGCGCACAAGTGCTCGTCATTGGCGAACCACTCCGGCTCCATGTCCTCTATCTTCTCACTGTTGGAGAGGACTACCTTATCGAACTCTGCCGTGTTCAAAATGGAGAAATACAATGCCGTCGCACCTTCCGGAACATCTGATATAAGATACATACCGGCCTCGAAACGGCTACCCAGAGTCGGAACCACGATGTCTTTCACCACATTACCGCTTGCATCAGCAAATATTGAGCCTACGAGATTGGTTCCTGGCACACTCGGCCAGCGTACTTTCTTGTAACCGCTGACATCGACCATACATACGGAATAGGTGCTGTCTGTGCTGTAGGAGTTCTTGATGGTGTCCTTGCCGCTCATTATCTTCTTTCCGCTGGTATAACCGCCTTGACGTGCCTTGATGTCCGCAAGCGTAAGCACGTCCACGTTCGGCACCGTCGGCATGTGGTCCTTGTCCCTTGAACTGTAGCAGCTGTAGTTCTTGCCGTTCAGGAAGTCGTTGATACCCTTGCTCCAGAAGAATGGCTCATACATCATCCAGTCGCCCTCCGTGCCGTCCAGCTTTGCAACCGTGCCATCATAATACTTGTTGCTGTCCGTGTCTGCAAGTGGGCAATATGTCATCTCACCGTCAAGGTTGTTCACCACGGTATCCACATTGGCGATGTTCACATTTCTTGTCGTAGCCTTCTTTGTCACCTTCGCCAGCACACGGTGGCGGTTCTTGAAGATTGCCTCTATGTGCCCGCTCGGCTTGTAGTCGTTGCCGTACTTGTAGCCCGTTCCGTTGTCAAGATTGGAGATATTCGCATCGTCTGCCACACTCTCGTCGCTCTCCAGCATGGTGTATTCGGGCTGTACAATGTTCAGTTCGGGGAAGTGCCGCTGCAGTGCATCGTACTCTTCATCGGCCTTGTATTGCGTCAGTCGGTATGTGCCCACCAGTCGGCAGGTATCCACGTTGCCACCGTTCTCGTCCACGCCGCCAATCGCCATCAGCGAGGTCAGCAGGCTGCCGTCGCCCTCCATGTCGATACCAGTCACGCGCAGATACTTTACATTGGTACATCTTGCATACAATGTCTGCCAGTCTATGCCGGGACAATTATCCACCACAAAGCGTGTGATATTGCCCGTGCCCTCTAATGTCAGGCCACTTGTCCTCAGTTTGCCCAAATAGCGCAACTCCAGCGTCTGCAATGTCGCAGGCAGCGTCACGCTCGTCAGCGGAGCACCCTGTGCGAAGTTCACGCCGGTCAGGGCTGTCTTGCCTGCCTTCAGTGTCTCCAGCTTCGTGTTGTTGCTCAAGTCTATGCCGGTGAAGCTGCCTGACTTCAAGCCGGTCATATTCAGAGTACGCAAATTTCGGCAGCCGTTCACCAGCAATGCGTTCAGCGTTGTCTGTGTCTGGCCGCAGCTCACGTCAAGCGTCCTCAGGGCGGAGCAGTTGTTCAAGTTCAGAGTCTGGAGTATGGCATGGCTCACGTCCGTCAGGTCAAGCCCCATGATGCGGCTCGCACCGTAGATGTATTGCGGGTCATTCACGATGAGGTCCGTGTCAAGCGTCAGTTCCACCTGACTTCCCGTGTCCTCTGCAAGCACTGCGCTCTGGTGCGGAGTACCGCTCGTATAGCCGTACCCGAAGAAATACCGCTCGCTCGCCGTGATTCTTATCTTCCGGTTGTCACTTCCGAACTTATAGCCGAAGTAGGCCGCGAAACTGTCCTTTCTGTATGTACCGCACACATACTGGCTGTCCAGCAATGCAAACCGGTTCTGGATGGTATAGGTGCGGTGCGCATATCGGCTGCCCTGGAGTGCATAGAGATAGTCATAGTAACTCGTGGTGCCGTCAGCCGTCGTCACACCCTCCGTCAGCGGTTTGATGTACTTGTAGATGCCGTCCTTGTTGTAGATGCGCTCACACCAGTTGCCCATCATCTCCTCATTGAACACCTTCAGCACATACTCCAGCGACATCGTGCTTCGCAGCTTGTCTGCCACCTCCCTCAGTTTGTCCGGGCAGCCTCTCACAAGTTCCCACAGCACGGAGTCGTGTCCTGCAAACGCATACGAGCCGATGCTCTCGTCCATCGTCTCCCACGTTATCGTGTAGTCGTATTTCAGAACCGAGTCGTTGCGCTCACCGAACACCGTGTCCATGTCGTATGGGATGAAATACCATATCTTGCCGTCCCACGTCACGAGCATCATGTTCTTCGCGCGGTTGTCCACAGCCATGAAGTAGTCCGTTATCAGATACCATGCAAACGGCGAGTCGTTGCCGAAGTATTCCGCATATTCGTTCAGGAATTTCGTCGGGTTGCCCTTGCACGAGTATATCCACTCCCAAAGGCGCTTCACTGCCGCCTTGTCGTCCTCATGCGCCGTCGCCCATGTGTTGTCGGCCTTGAAGCGGAACTCCAGAGCATCGTCAAACGTGTCCATGTCGCTCGTACCGAACAGGCACAATGTCTCCGAGTTGTTCAGGAACTCCAGGCAGATACACTTGTTGCGCCCGCCCTTCAGTGCAGCCTCGTCATTGAAGCCCTCGATACCCTCAAAGCCGTAGATGATGCCGCTGCCGCTCTTTTCGTTGTTGAAGTTGTACTTGCCGAGATACACGTTCTCACCCGTGCCGTTGTTGTCGTAGAACAAATCTATCGGGAAACCGTCCACGCCGATTCTCACATCATAGTTGCCCTTGTAGGCCATTTGTGGCGGAGTCAGCCAGCCGCATCTCTTCCAGATGTCGTTCACGATTCTCACCGCGCCAGTATTATGCGTAGATGAAGAATCCGAGAAGTCCGCCTTCAGACAGAATATGTCTATCGGTCTTGCACCTGGCTTGAACGAATATTTGAAGTCCGCTACCTCCACACCGTTCACATACAGCTTAGTGCCGTACTTCGTCGAGCGGCTGAAGTAGATGCGGTAGTTCTTTCTCGGGTAGGTCGTCGATGAGGTGCCTTGTATTCTCAGACCGCACTGGTAGATGATGAAGTCATACTCCTTACCGTAGGCAGAGTAGAAGTAGATGTCCACCGGAACCTCAAACTTTTTGTTGTTCGTCTGGTTCACCAGGTTCACGTCACCCACGATGCGCATCACGCTCTTGCCCATCGCACGCAGTTTGTCTATATCGACATCAGTGCCCTCGTCGTCCATCACCTGGTTCTTCTCGAACAGCACCACCATTTCGTCACTCGTCGGGCGGTCCACCATGTAGTTCGCCAGTTCCTCATCATCGCCCAAAGCACGGCTGTAAACACGCATGTTACGCACCTCCACGTCCGCGCTCTCGCTCGTGATCCTGATGTTCGTCGGTTCTGCCTGGAGCAGCGAATCCGTCGAGGCATACTGCTTCGCGCCGCATAGGATGCCGTTCACATACAGCGTCATCAGTCGGCTCGCCTTTTTCTCCTGCACCACGAAGGCTATCTTCAGTGTCATACCGCTTGCGAACTTAGTGCCTACTTCCGAACCTGCGCCCGTCCGCATCAGAGCCTCCTGCGTCGTCAGTCTGAAGCCCACGCCGCCGGTCATGCAGTCCACCACCGTACCCCTGCGGTCGGTCACGTTCGTGCATGTCAGCTCCATCTCGTAGGTCGCGCCCGTGGTCGTCGCATCGTTGCCGAAAGGCTTGTATCCGATTTCTACATTCGCGCCGTTCGTCAGCTTCAAGGCATCTCCCGTCCAGCCGTTGCTCTGCCAGTCAAAACCTTCAAACGCCGTTTGAACGTCGTTATAACGCCATTCAGCAGGCTCGCTCTCGGCATTGCTTCTGCCGGCTGCCGTCAGTTTCAGTACGAGTCCGGCAGTCGCCTCGCTCAGGTCAATGCCGCTCTCCGTCACCTTCACGTTGAACCTGTATTCGGTCGTGCCGCACTTGAACACCATCGCCACCGCGCCTTTCTCCAAGAAGCGGTTCGTGTAGGTCTGCACCGTTCTCGGCACGCTCACCGTCTGTGTCCTTATGCCGTCCCTCCACACGCTCATACCCGCAGGGGTCGCCGTAGGGTCATACGCCACGAAGTCGAACAACACCTGCTCATACTGGCCTGTGTCGATAGTCGGGGTGAGATGGTCTGCTGTAAAGACGCGTCCGTCCTTGAAGGTTATCTTGGTTCCTATATATGGAGCGCTGCTGCCGGTCTTCAATATATCGAAATAGATGCTCTCGCTCTTCAGTGTCAGTTCCTCGCTTGCCTTCATCTCAGCCACCATCTGCACGGTATGCCTGCCGACAGCAAGCCCGGACATGGAGAGCGTGAAACTACCGTTGGTCGTACCGCTCCTCGTGACAGAAACGGAATCTTTCTGTATGCCGTCCACATAGAGGGTGACGGTTTTTGTACCGCTTCCGCTTACGGCATAGGGTATGCCCACATTCTCGCTCACGCCATAACCACCCTTTGCAATGCACTCGGCAATATTGAAACCGCTCGTCAGTGCAAGCGTCACCGCCTTCACGCTTACATAGCTCTGCTTGGTCTGCGTCTTGCCTGTGGTCGGGTCGGTGGTGGTGGCCTTCACATAGATGTCAGTCGTGCCCAAAAGGAGGTATTTCGTCAGGTCAAGCGTATAGATGCCCTTGCTCACGTCCTGCTGCGTATCGGAATACATCAGCGTCGCGCCGCGTTTCATCTGTATCTTCACCGTGGCTTTCTGCCCCGTCGATGTCCCCTTCTCGTCACCGCTGCTGTACTGGTGGTCGTAGAACCATGTGAGTGTGGCCTTGTCGCCTTCCTTGATGACGGACTTGTCTGTTTCTGCCGTCAACACGATTTTGGTGGTGGAGGTTTCTCCGCCACCGCCGCCTTTTCCTGCCGGTATGTCCAGACCTACGACCTCCGCACCACTCTTGTTGGTCAGCGTCACACGCACGGTGCTCTCGTCATCGCTCAGTTCGGCACTGCCGCCGAATATGGTGTTGGCTTCGACCTCTGCAAGTTTGGCGGCCACGGCCGCGTTCTGCACCGGATTGGTGGAGTTCGTGTTCAGGCTCTCGTCCACCTCTGTCTCGTTGATGGTGAGGTTCACGTTGCCCGCGCTGTCAAGCGTCTGTTTCTTTCCGTTTACAGAAATGCTCTTCACGTTGCCCGCACCGCCGAAGTCCTCCCAGCTCGCAGCCTGTTCCCAGCTGTCAAGGCTCGTGCCGATGAACTGTTTGGTCTCCCACTTGCCCTGTGCCGTCTCGTAGGTGATGCAGCGTCCCTTGGCGCGTTTCTTCTCCTCTACGGCAACGATGGCGGTCGCCAATGTATAGTAACCGCTCTCAAGCGGAATTTCCTCTGTCACGTTGCAGGTGTTTCCGCCACTGCCGCCAGTGACATATTCCTGCCATTTCTCCGCATCATGGAGGTCGTTGTCGGGGTCACCGGTGAACTGCCAGGACTCCCAGCCGTCCGCACTTCTGAATATCATCACGCAGCCGGTGGTGAACACTTTCTCCCCACCGGTGCTCTCGTTGCCGGCAATGGTCTCCAACGCTTCAGACCAGTCACTGAATATGCGGTCGGCATCACCGATAAGGCTGTTCGCCAGCACCACCGGGTGGGTGTTGGCCGCTGCGATGGCATCATTCAGTTTTGCCGTGGCGTCATCGGCAAGCATGGCCGAATTGTTGGCCGTGAGTGCCGCACTGGAAGCCACATCTGCAGCATCCTTGGCCTGCTGTGCCGCTGTCCCTGCCGCTTTCGATGATGCGTCCGCCGTGGCAGCCGCCGTGTTCGCGGTCTTGGCCGCTTCCTCCGCAGGTTTCGCAAGCAGGGACACAGGCACGCGGACCACTTTCTCCCCCTGCATGGCCGGCAGTGAGTTCACGCTGTCAAGCGAGGTAACGGTTTCCAGCTCGTCCACGCTCTGACTGTCGGTCTTTATCTGGTTCAGGACTTCCTGAACGACTGTTTTCTTCTCCTCGTCTGTCATATCATTCGTTGTTAGGGTTATTATCCAACTGCTCGTTCAGTCCGTCTATGAAGCCGGGCACGCAAAGACGCTCGGCGACGATGCGCACAAGTTTCACCTCGTCATCGGTGTAGTCCGCCTCGCCCTCACTCTCGTATATCTTCAAGGCGAGGGCGTGTGCCTTGATGCCGTTCACGTTGTTGTATATCATGTCCGCGAAAGACTCGCGTACATCCATTGTCCGTGCAGATTTGCGATTCACTGCCATGTAAACATTGAAATGCTGAAAATCTATCTTCATATTATGATACATTAGTTATTATTCCGTTCTCTACCGTCACAGTTTTACCCTTGAATCTTCCAGACCAGCCGTTCTGTGGCAGCATTCTGTCCGCCTGGATAGCACCGCCCGTTACAATTATATCGCCTGCGTTGACAAGTATGTCACCGTCAAAATACCCCGCGCACATGGTATCGCTGTTCGGGAATGTGGGGGTGCTCCTGCAACTTCCGTAAATTCCACTGCCGCCCATCGGGGCAAGCCCGGCGATGGCGTTGCTGAACATGTCCGCCTTGATATACACGCAGGTTTTCCTGCTCCAGGTATCGTCATAGCCAAGCCTTATCTCAGCCAGGCTGTCGCTCCATTTCATGCAGGCGTTCTGAATATCAAAGCCGCCCACTTTTCCGCCGTCCTCGACGAACACCTTGCCGTATATCGTCGCATTCTGCGTGACGATGCTGCCGTCCTCCAATATCTTGAAGTTGCCGTTGGCCGTGACGATTCCCTCCAATTGTATGTTGGCGGCCTTTATCTTCACACCGTCCTGACCCGCTCCGACAAATGATTTCAGATTACCGTCCCCGTCGATGGCGTACAGACCCGACACCTTGGAAGTGGTGATAAGCCCTGTCTCCTCCAGCATGTTCTCGTCCTTGTCGATCACGGCAGCGGAGATTTTCACAAGACGCTCGCTCTGCTCGAACAACGTGCGGTAGCGGTGCGTCAGCGCCTCGTACTTGTCGGTGCTGAGCACCAGCATATACATGTAGATGTCACCGTCAAACTCCAGACGGAAGTCGCCCGTGCCGTTCCACAGGCCGTTTCCGGTATATTGCACATAGCCGTCGGTCTCCGCGATTTCCTCGCTTATCTCCATGCTGTTGAAGTTGGCGAAGCCTGTCTTGTCCACATTCTCGAAGCGGACCTTCAGCGTGCCGACCTTGGCACAGCGGTAGAAGAATGTCAGATACACAGGCAGGGCCTCTTTCTGCCCCTCGTCATTGGTCGGGAACGTGGGCACATAGCGCAGGTTTCCGTGTTTCTGCAGTATGTACTTGTTGCGTATGCGCACCACCGTGCGCCCCATGTCCGTGACCACGCTTGCGCCGTCGCCTTTTTTGGAGAGCACGTTGCCGTTGGCCCATATCCACTTGTTGCCGACAAGGAAGAACACGGTCTCGTTCTCGGAGTTCCATTTCTCCAAACCCGATGTGAACGTGGGGTTGTTCAGGTAGCCTTTCTCGCTCAGGAAGTCGTTGCGCACACTGTCGATGGCGCTCTGCACCTTCCCCTCCGTTATCTCCAGCTTGGTCTTGATGTCCTCGCCGGTGGAGAGCAGGAACGTGCCGCGCAGATACACGTTGTCGGCATACAGGCCATTTCCCTTCGGTTGGTTATCCAAAGGGAAACGGTCGTCCTTGATGTCGTCAAGGTTGCCGAGCCTTGCACGCAGGGCGTGGTCAAAATTCTTGGCGCTTACTCCGTCCAGCACATCCACTCTCGGGTGTCCGTCCTCCGAGGCGGATATGAGGACGAGGTTCTGGCGGTTCGCCGTCTCGGTGTTGCCCATAAGCACGCACTCATCGCCCTCTTCGGGCTGTGAGGTCTCAAACTCGGATTTCTCCACAAGTATGCCACCATTCGCGATGCCGGCCACTTCCACCCAGTAGGCTTTCTGCGACGTGCCGGTGAACACCTGGCAGCGCATCAGGTCGTGCGCCACGAAGGTGTTCTCCTGCTCGAAGGTGATGTGCCAGTAGTCGCCCTGCTCCCGCACTGTTTTTATCTTGCCGTTGGCCGCGCTGACGCAAATCTGTCCGCCCACGCTGCGCACCTTGTTTATCAGCAGTTCAAAGACATTCATCACGCGCCTCACGGTTATCTTGTCAACTATCAGGTGCGACAGCAGGTCCTCGTCAAGGCCGATTTGCCAGCCGTTGTCTGTCATGCCACTGCCGCCATAGTTGGCGCTGCGCAACAGTTCGCGCACCACAATGGTGAGCAATTCGGCATTGCCCTTGCCATCGATGCGCCCATTCTCTTCCAGTCCGATACCGATGCCTTCCTCGAAAGTGATTTTCTTCTTCGCACGGTCGTTGCGTTTCTTGCTGATGAACTCCTGCTGGCTCCGTCTTGCGGAGAAAATGTTGTTGTCGGTCGGCTGCGTGTCGTCCCACGAGCGTATGATGTCGGGCAGGGCCACGCCCTCTGTCCTGGACTTAGTATAGTTCTTCAGCTCTCCGATGCTGTCGTTCACCTTGTCAAGCGCGCCTGTCTGCAGGGCGTCGCTGATTTCAAGGTCCATCTGGCTTGGCAGGTTCGCCTTGCGCGTTATCTTGGTGATACGGCTCTGCCGGTAGCCGTTCTCCGGGAAATACTTATCGCTCACAAGCCGGACACGCCTGCCGACATGGAGCACGGCATTGTTCTCCTCCACCCACACATGGTCGGTCGGAGCCTTATAGACGCTGATGTCCTTCCAGTGCTCGGCATTGTACTTCTCCACCGCATTCAGGAACTCCTCCTCCGCTATCGGGTAGTACTCGTCGGGCATGCGCACGTTCCACAGGATATAGTGGTCGCCCACTTTGGGCACGAGCTTTCCTCCGGGCAGCTGGGTGTCGTCGTCATACGGCCAGATGGTGATTATCTCGAACTCGCGTGTCTTGCTGTCGAAGTTCACCTCGAAATAGTGGTCGTCATCGGTACCGAGCCCGGCAAGCTCACCGTCCTGGAACGAGACGCGCTTGGTCTCGCCTGCCAGTTCATAGTCGTTGGGATCGAAGTTCAGCGTGTCGTCCCTGAAGTAGTAGATAGTGAACGCGTTGCCGTCATCGTCCTTGACATTCTCGCTGCGCACACTGCTCACCTCACCAGTGCGTCTTGGATAGATGCTGCTGAACGCGTCTTTCTCGTAGTGGTCATAGATGCCGTACTCGTCGGTGTGCAGTTCCACATACTGGCGGCCGCCGGGCAGCATCAGACGGCTGTGGCCGTATTTCTCCGCATCGATGTTGCGGGTGCTGCCTATCGGGAACAGGCGCGTGTAGAACTTGTTGGTGTTGTCAGTGTCACGCTCCAGGCTCGTCAGTCCGTTGCCGTACCCCAATATTATTTCCTCGCCGTGCTCGCATCTGCAGATGTTCACGGTCTGCCCTTCCACCCACCACTCGGCACTGCCGCCCACTTTCTCGGCTATCTCCTTCAGCGCCCCGTCGCAGTACTTGCCCTCGTAGTCGATGACAATGAGGTCGGTGCCGTCCACCTGCCCCACCTTCCAGTCGGTGGTGTGCCCCATGCCGTTGTTGATGCACTTCACCACCATCGCCACATGCTCTCTCGGAGTGGCGGTGAGGGTGAACACGGGCTCGGCATTGTTGTCTGTGGTCTCCAGCACGAGGAAACGCTTTATCAGGCTCTCGATGCCGTAAAATTTCACGTCATACGACCACTCGCCATCGCTCTTCTGGGCAGGGACGTATTTCTCGGTGAGCCAGTAGCGCTCGCCCTCAAAGTCCACATAGTCGTTCACATCGAGGGGTATGTGCTCGTAATGGGTGAAGGAGAGCGTCAGCACGTTGTCGCCCTGAACCTCCTTCTGCTGGGTGCTGCCGTCACCGGGCGAGATGTCCGTCCGGGCGGTGCCGTATTTGTCGTATATCGTCAGAACCATATAGGAATGCTGTTTGAATGTCATTAGATGATGGGGACAGGCTCGCGGAACTTCACCTTGAACTTGCCGGCGTTCACACCCTCCTTCCACAAGTAGGTGAGCGGTGTGAACTTGGGGCTCTCGCTGTATTTCACATGCAGGGTAAGGTCAAGCTGCGTGAATACGATGTCCAGCCAGCCGCCCTTGCCCTGTTTCAGGAAATTGATGAACGAGAAGTATTTCCGCAGCCAACCCGCCTGTGTCTTGTCATACAGGGCGAAGTTGAGCGTGATGTCCCTCGGCTCGTTTCTCGGTGTAAGTGTGGCGGAGTATTTCTCGCCCTGCTCCTCGCGTATGCTCACGGCGGTATCCTTCTTCGTCTTGCTCGGGGTGAGTATGGCGGTGAGGTTATCCATTCCGCCTCGTTTGTCCTCTACGAGGAACACGCCGTATTCTTTCCAGATGTCGGTGCCGTTCACCAGCACCAGCCCTCCAAGTATCTTGTCCATGTCATTTTACTTTTAGTCCGTCCCTTACTATTTTTCTGATGTCCTCCTTTATCTCGCCAAGATGCCCCGCGCTCGTGCCGGTGTTCTCGGCAATCCGGGCAAGGTGGCTCTCGGCAAGGTTCATGCGGTCGGCCACGGTCTCCAGACGCTCGTCCATGCTTGACCAGTGCTGCAGTCCGCTGGTGAACATGCCCTCCAGTTTCGTGCCCTGGTCCTGCGTCATGGCGGTAAAGCCTCCGGACTTCGCGCTCTGGCTGGTACCGCCCGTGTCCTCGTAGCCGGTGACCTTCGCCCACTCGTCCCTGCGTTTCAGCCCTTCCGCCACTATCTCGTCATAGCGGCGGTTGAAGTCCTCGATGTCCTTTTCCGTCAGCTCGCCGTTCTTGTCGGAGATAAGCTGTGCCCAGTCATCGTACAACTGCTTCAGCTCACCGTTGATGAGGTCTTCCATGGAATAGCTCAGCAGGGCTTTCTGCATGTCCGTGGCGAAGTCCTCGGCAAAGTCCTTGGAGGTTTTCTTCATGTCCATCAGGTTGGAGATGAAGCTGTCCTTCATGCTGTCGAAACTTATCTGGGTGATGGTCTCGCGCCAGCTGTCGGTCAGTTCCTCTATCTTTCCTGCCTGGTCCGCGTAGTCCTGCAGCTTGTCCAGCACATCATTTCCATAACCGCCCTTGCCGGTGTTCTTGATGTACTCGGCTATATCTACATTGGAGAGGAGTTTCTTCATCTCCTCCGGTGTAAGGCTCCAGATGCTGCCGTCGAAGTTCTCCTTCACGTTCTGCCTTATCCATGCCGTCTGGTCATCGGAAAAGCCGTTCCAGTAATAGTTCCAGCTGTGATGGTGCTTCCAGTAGCTTGCCTGCGCCTGTGCGATGCCCAGATAGTTGGCGTTGGTCTCCTCCTGATTGCGCTTGGCCTGCTCGTAGGCATCGGTGGCTTTCTGACCGTAGCTTTTCTCCATCACGTCAGTCAGGTCCTCGATGGCGTTCTGCAGGAGTTCCGTGCGCTCGGTCAGGTTCTCTATGGTCTTTTTCACCTCCGCCTCATTGCCGTTCAGTCCGAAAAGGTCATCAATGCCGAACCACCCGGCAATGCCGCTGAGCAGTCCCTGCACGATGTTGCCCACGTCCTTGATGACATCGATGATGATTTCGGGAAGTTCCTCCACCACCTTGTTTATCGTGTCGGCCACCTTGTCAAGCAGGTCGTTGATAAAGCCTTTCGGGTCATCGCCCAGCGCGTCAAGTATCTGGAGTATGGCACCGACGATGCCGCCTATCTTGCCACCCAGTTCCCCCAACGACTTGCCGATACCGTCAGAGCCTTTGGAGAGCGAGGTGATGAGCTTGGTGATGCCGTTGGCAAAGCCGTACAGCGAGCCGTCAGACATCTCGTTCAGGTAGCCGGTGAAGTTTTTGATGCCCTGTGCCGCCGCGTTGGTGTTGTCGGTGAGGGTTTTCCGTGCCTTGTCGCTGGCCTCCTGCGCCTCGTTCTGCGATGCTGCCGTCGCATCGACCTTGCCCTGCGCTATGTCCACCGCTTTCTGCGCGATTTCCTTTGAGGCATCGTCGGTGGCGTCTGCAAGGTCTTGTTGCGCCTGTTCCAAATCGGCCACGGCCTGCGTGTGGGCGTCGGTTTTCTCACGGAGCGTGCGCACGCTGTCCTGATAGGTCTTCACGTTCTCGGCGATTGTGCCCCATATCTTGAAGTTGAAGGCACTGGTACTGTTGCCGCCGGTCTCGTCCTTCAGTTTCGCCTGAAGGTCGGTATATACTTTCTTGTTTTCCGCCGAGAGTTTCTTGAACTCTGAGGTCTGCATGTACTCCTCTATCTTGGCGAGTGTCTCTTTAGCCATGTCTTTGAGCACGTTGCCGACGCCCTCGAAGGTGGTGCTCCAGTCTATGTTCAAGGCGAGGTTCTGGGCATTGGTCTGGCTGACGGCAGCGTCACGCTCCTTTTCGAGCTTGCGGACTTGCCACCGCTTTTCCTCCGCCGTGCCTTCACCCTCGTTCACCTCACGTATCTTCTCTGCATATTCCTTGGCGATGGCGTATTTCTGCTCCTGAAGCGTGCCATACTCGCGCAGATAGTCCACCATGGCCTGAAGTTCGTTCTTCAGGGATTCCTTGTCGATTTCCTCCAACCCCTTGCGCTGTGCTTCCTGTGCCAGCCGTAGCCGTTCCGCAAGGGCATTGCCCTGCTCTTCCGTGAGATTTCCGCCCTGTGCATCGCGCCACTTGGCCTCCTGTGCCTTTATCTCGGCTTCCTCTTTCTGATAATTGAACCTTATCTGTCTGATACGCTTGGCGCTGCCTTCTGCCATCTGGCTGATACTTTCCTGCTCGTTCTCCTGACGGAGCCGTGCAAGTTCTTCTGCACGTTTCTGTTCGGCCGCTTTCTCGCGCTCCAACTCTTTCTGCCTGTCCTTGTCACCGTTTCCACCGGTCGGCTTGTGCTCAGGCTTGGTATGACCGCCGATATTGCTGTTCTTGCCTATCTCACCCATTTCTTTGGTCAGGTCTTCTGCCTGTTTGAGCAGGTCGTCACGGAGTTTCTCGGCATCGGCGATGACCTGTTCCTTATTCTTCTCGTTCTCCTCCTTGATGATGGCCGACGCGTCTATCTGACCGTTGGTCTCGCTTTGCGCAAAATAAAGGAGAGACTGCTTGAACCACCCCATGGAGCCTTCGACATCATCGGCATCGGTCGCCTTCAGTTTGTTCACCTTGTCGTCGGCTTCCACGGCCTTATTGACCAGTGCCTGCGCCTTGGCTTGCAGAAAGAGCATCTGGATATAGTCGGCTGCTTTCTGTGTGAGGACATCGTACCACTCGGAAACGGTGTCGTAGTAGCCGAACGCCTCGCCGTACTTGCGGTTCAGTTCTTCGGTCTTCTTCTTTTCCTCTTCCTTGCTGCCGGTGAACTCTTTCAGTTCGCGAATGGTATTGTTTATCTCGAAACGGTTCTTTATCATCTGCGCCCTGCCCTCGCTCTCCACCTCGATGAGTTCCTGCGCTTTCTGTCGTGCCTCTTCCTGTGCGTCGCTGTATTTGTTGAACAGGACTATCAGACCGGTAATGACTGCGGACAAGCCCAGCGTGAGGGTCGCCATGAGTGCCGATGCCGCTGCGGTGGAGATACCGAGCGATGCCGCCAGCCTTGCATTGGCCGCCGTCAGCAGGTTCTTCATCTTCACCACCGTCACCAGACGGAACGCGGAGTCTTTGTTAAGGGTGTTGAATACCTGCTGCAGCCCCATCGTGACGGCCATGACAGACTGCACCCTCGCCTGTATCTTGGCAAGGTTCTCGTTCTCGGAGGCGAACAGCGACACGGCACCGGTAGCAGCGGTAAACATGCCGGACAGACCGCTGATACCGGACATGAATCCCTGCAGATTTGCATCGTCATTGGAGAGTATCTTGGTCTGGGTATGGAGGTCGGCGATGGTGTCGGACAGCAAGGCTGCTTTCTCCGCCATCTCGCGGTACTCTTCCGTGTCCTGCTTGCCCTCCAGTCGCATCTTGGCCATCGCGTCCTGCAACTCGCGCAACTGCATGGCCAGACGCTTGTTGCTCTCCCGGTTTTCCTCCTGCTCGCGTGTGAGGCTGGCGAGTATCAGTTTCTCTTCCTCCAGCGCTTTCTTGGCCGCGTTGAGTTCGGCGAGGGCTGCTGACTGGGCGTTTCCGGGGGCTGCGTTCTTGTAGGCTTTCTCTAATTCCTTGATACAGGACGTGGTGTACTTCACCAAGTCCTTGCTCTCGGCGATACGCTCGGCAAGGGTCTTCTGCGCCACTGCCGCCGTGGTGCTGGACTCGGAGAGTTTGCCATGCTCCTTCTCCAAGTCGGACACGGCCTTTTCCGCCTGGCGGTGCTGTTTCTCCAGATAGACGAGGGTATTCCGTTCCTCGTCCAGCACCTTACGGCAAGCCATGACATCGGCGGCGAGTTCCTTCTGGGCGGTACCGGGTTTCATGCCTGCAAGCTGCCGCTCCATACGGCTGAGGTCCGAGGCCACGCCGTCAATGACCTTGTGCTGCTCGGCTATCTTGGCGTTCACCAGCTCGGCCGCTTTCTTGGCATTGTCGATGAGGGTGTCGATATGCGCGTTGGCATTGTCGATACCGTCACTCAGTTTGTCCTTCATCAGGAACTCTATCTCTACGGGCTTGCTCATGCTTTCAATTCAGTTTACTTTGAAAAAATCCTGCTATGTCCTCGGCTTCCTCCTCGGCGGTCTTGCCGCTGTCGGGTCTGCCGGCTTTCTTCTTGATGTAACGTGGGGCGTCGCACAGCATCATGATGAGGGTCTGGTAATTCACGCCGTGGAGTATGTAATCCACGCTCCAGCCTGTCGCGCTGGCTATCTGCCACACGAATCCGAAAGGGCTATGGGAACCTTCATACTCGGTCCTTAACTCCCCTTCTTTCCTTGGCTCAGTCTCAGCTTCATCGGATTCGTCCGTTCCGCGGATCTGATAATACTCATAAAAGGGCCTGTGCCCATCAGTCGCTCGAACTGCTCGGTGGCGGCCACCTGGTACCGGTACGCCACGAAGTTGCGCACGAGCCACGCGGTCAGCCCCACAAACAGATGGCGGGATATATACCCCCTGCACACGGTGTAGGCGATGATGCGCGACAGGCGCTTGCCGTGTCTGGCCATGAAACGCATCTGCTCCAGCTTGGGCAGTGTCCGCACCTCCTCTGCCGTTGTGTCCATCTCCAGATACTGCCGCCCGATTTCTATCTGCCCTGCCAATGTGGGGCGTTTCATGGTGATGCGCACCTTCAGGGGTTTCTTGCGGAACGGCAGCCGTATGTCCTTAAACGGCACGGAGACACCCCTGTCAAGGAGTGCCTCCGCCGCTTCTTTTTCGATTGCTCGGTTCATGCGCTACTCCCCTGGTTTGGTATCGGCCACATCATAGGGAGCACTGCCGTCATCAGGCGCGTTCACCGTCAACTGGCACTCTATCTTGGAGACTTCGGTCAGGGTGAGCTTGCCTCCGAGGTTGGCCATAAGGGTGGCACTCGGTATCGTCACTGTCTGCCCGCTCTTCAGCTGAATCTCACACTTGTCTCGGAGTTCCACAAGGTCGGTCGGGGCTTTCCAACCGGTATAGGCTCCTTGCGTGCCGACAAGCGTACCGCCAAGGGCGAGCTGGAGGTTCTCGTAGTCCAGCTGTATGAGGTTGAACGTGGGGGCTATCGTACCGTTCTTCGTGACGAGGGTCAGCACGGGGGCACCGGGCACCTGTTCGGCTTCTACATCGACCTTCTCGGGCTTGGCTCCGCCCCAGTCCCAACTGCCTTTCTCTATATAGCCGACGGTCTTGTCTCCAAACTTTACAACACCTATGCCGTACATGAATTTCTTACTTTCTGCCATATTCTTTTTGTTATGATTGTTAATACTGTGCGGGTCGCCACTCCGACAATAAAGGCGATGAGAAGCATCTTCCACGGATTTGAACTGCGTTCCTTTTCCGTTTTGGCTTCATTCTTCTGCTGCTCCAATGCTTTCTTGTAGCTCGCCATCTGGCGTTCATAGTACTCGCACTGGCGTTGCAGACTGTCGCAAGTGGCATACACAACGATGGTGCCACCTTTGTTCTGCACGGTTGCGCTGGCTCGTCCGTTCTTGGCTCGGTACTCTGCCTTTTCGGGTAGGTTATTCAGTTCCGCCAGAGGTATCTCCAGCTTGGCTTCCTCCTGCGGTACTGTCTCCGTCCATGTCTGACGAACCTCGCTCTGGAGGGTGTCCGCGGATACTTGTTTCACGCTTTCCTCCGTTGCCACGCTCGCTTTTCGGCTTGTCGCGCAGCCCGACAAGAACAGGGCAGTCATCATGATGCTTGCAACTGTTCGCAGTGTCGATAGCCTTCCTAAGACGCGCCATCTCGCGCTTCGAGGCTTCGAGGTATCTTCTTGTCTCATTGAGTTCTTCCTTCAATGGTTTCACGATGTTCTCTACCAAGATACGAGTGGCATGCTCGGCGTTGTCCATACGCACCGTCTCGGCATCGGCTTCTGCCTTCATCGATTCCGCTTTCGCTTTCCTTATGGTAGCCCGCAGCGTGCATATTGCAACAATGGTAGCCACCAGACCTCCGCCAAGGAGGACGTTCAGGACTTCGCTGATATTCATGCCATCCATATTTTTACTGTTGGTATATTCCTATTGACTTGAGCCACTTGGCTACATCGAAGGCTGGGCAGGCTTTATTTACGCCCGGAAGGTCGCAATGACCTACAATCTTGATCTGCGGAAAACGCTGATGGAAGTTCCGCACATAGTCGGTCATCGCCTTCAGCTGCGCAGGGGTGCGCGTGTCCTTGGGGTGCTTCATATCCTTGGTGCAGCCACCGGCATACACCACATGACGGCTCACACTGTTGTAACCCCTGGCACCATTGGTCACTTCCCACGGATCGACCTCCGCATCTTCGTTGTTATCGACAAGACGTTCCACCTTGCCGTCCAAGTGTATCAGGTCGGTATAGCCTACCTGCTTCCAGCCACGCCCACCCTTGCTTACCGGGTCGGTGTGCCAGTGGCGTATCTCTTTAGAGGTTACCTCACGGCCTTCAGGGGTGGCTGTGCAGTGTAGGACCAAATACTTCATTCTCGCCATTACGCTTCAGCTTTATATCCGCTGGTCATTACAACACCTGCGTCTGCCTTCTTGAACATGCAGATGAAGTAGTGGCGGAAGTTCACCTTGTTGCGCTGGTACTCGGGGTCATTCTCGGCTGCGCTCCAGTACACCTTGGTGGAGCCGGTAGCCTTGAACACACGCTGTGTGTAGAATGCGAATGAGCAGTGGAAGTCACCGGCTGTCTCTCCCTTGTCGCCGACTGCCTTTTTCTCGCCTTTGGCTGAGAAGTACGGGGTGTTGGCATACTCGTAGATGTCGAATCCGTAGAGCTTGCCCACCTTGCCGGTGTTGCGGTCGATGTTGTACTGCTCCTTGAAACGCTGGTCGGTCTCCAAGAGGTCATTCACGTGGTCGGTACACAATACGAGGCGGCGGTTCGTGGTCGGAACACCCAACTTGTCGAGGGCTGCCTTCATCGCGAGCACGTCCTTGGCGGTCATCTTGATACGGCCGGTGGTCGCGTCACGCTCGCCGGTAGTTGTCAGTACCGGGGTCTTGGCAGTGTTCTTCTGTGCGCAGAGGGCGTGTGCAGCCTTGGCGAACTTGGCATCGTTGATGGCGTTTGAATGGCTCTCCTTCACTCGGGCAATCTTGTCGTAGCTGATAGCGTACAACTCATCGTCGGTGATTGGTGTTACCTTTGTCTGGAACTTGTCAAGCTGAATGGCGATGTCCTTGTCATCAAGTGCCTGCAAGGGGATTGGGTAGGTGGTGTTGTTGACAAGTACGTCAGGGTCCACACCTACCTCTACCAGGTGGATAACATCGTTATCGACAATGCTTGAACTGTCGGGGATACCGTCAAGCCAAGTGCCGGCGAGGAACTCGCGGAGTGCCTTCACAAGCTCACCAGTCCAAATCTCTTTCAGCACGCCCTCGCGTGCCACTCCCACAGGCATTGCACCGCTCACGGCAAGCGCGACGGCATTGGCACCGACGGCACCTGCCACGGGCGACACGCCCAATGCCATACCGAATACGGCTCCTGTCATCGCATTGAACAGCACAGCCATAATCATGGTCAAAAATACTTTTGCTTTCATTGCTTTTTCTTGTTTTATTGGTTTGTACTAAAGTTCACACTCCATGCCGTACTCTTCCTTGTAGAGTCGCTTGTACTCTTCGGGCTGCTCCTTGCGGAGGGTCAAGAGTTCGCTTGACGGCACATCGCTCAGTTTCTTGTAGGCAGTCGGCTGCTGTGTTGCCGCTCCGCCCTGATGCCCGATAACGGCACTGAGTTTCATCTGCGGAGCCATGGCTGCGACAATGCGCTCCAGTTTCTCCTTGCCAATTTCCTTGCCGAGGTTGATGAACTCGTCCTTCTTGTCGGGGGCGATGCGCTTCTCCCCTACCGCCTTCTCCACGATGGCGGTGATGCCGGCAAGCGTGAGGGTCGCCTTCTCCTGCTGGAGTTTCTCGTTCTCTTCCTTGGCAGCCTTCAACTCACCGAGCTTGGCGTTGATGTCCGCCTCAGTTGCCGTTTCCGGCAAGCCCAACTTCAGGGCAATCTGTTTCTGTTCCATTTGTTTTTGATTATTGTTGTTCAACATTGGCAAGGGACATTCGCTGTCCTTGCCGAGGGTTATCTTCTTGCCGTCCTTCTGCAGCACGATGGCATCGTCATTGGCTCCTATGTCCACCAGGCTGACCTCAAACAGTTTGCTCTTGGTGACAGTAGGGCTGGTCTGCCCCTGTACCAAAAGTTCGGGGTCCTCACTCGTCTCCAATATGTCAAGCCCTGCGCTCACCATCTTCAGACTGCCGAACTCATACTGCTTCTTACAGCGTGTGGAGAGTTCGGATGCTTCGTCAAACATAAGTTCGCCGGTCACCTCACCATCCTCCACCTTCAGGTCTTTCACATAACCTATCACATTACCACGCTCGTGCATATACAGCAGGACGGGGTTGCGCTGATACTGCTCCACGTTCATACCTGCCGTCAGCACTCTTGTGCCGTAGCTGTTCAGGCTATCGTTGGTTATTCTTACTCGTTTTCCTTTACTCATGTCGTTGCTGTTTTTGGGCTGCACCGCCCGGTTTGCGACTGCAATATTACGAGGTAAATGTCTGTCCGCCAAAAAAGTGTGCAATGGTTGCACACTTGTATGAAAGCATTGCACACTTTTTTGGAGAGCCACCGAAATCGTGGCACTTTTGCAAATGAATCGGGGCGTGGTGTGCCCTGACGTAACGAACAAAAAACCTTATCAACATGACAAAGGCAGATATTGAAAAGAAGAAGTCGCTGGCACGCACGCTCTATCTCTCGGGCATGGAGCAGCAGGAGATCGCGGAGAAGGTGGACGTGTCGCGCGTCACCATATCCAAGTGGTGTACAGCCGACGGATGGAAGGAGGCGCGTGCCGCCAAGAACATCACCCGTCCCGAACTGGTGAACAAACTGCTGCTCACCATCGACACGCTCATTACACAGGTGAATGACTCCAACGACCCGGCACTCATCGCAGGGCTGGGCGACAAGTTGGCAAAGCTCTCGTCGGTCATAGAGAAACTCGACAAGAAGGCTAACGTGGTGGACGCCATCGAGGTGTTCATGGCTTTCTCCAGATGGTTGGAGTTCCGCTCACAGACCGACCCGGAAGTTACTCCCGAACTGATGCGTGTCATCAACAAGTACCAGGACTTGTACATCACCGAGCAGATGGGCATAAAGTAACGGAGGGCAGCCTATGGCAACAGCAGCGGAAAAGAAAAAGGCATACGAGGAATGGAAAGAGCGGTGCCGGCAGGTGCAGTCCATCACGGACACATCGCTTCTCAAAAGCGAAACGCCCGTGGAGAGGGATATGCGCATCAAGCGTCTGCTCAATAATTATGCAGCGTTCTGCGAGTATTACTTTCCACATTTCCTCCAGTTGCGCGACAAGACGACCGGCGAGGTCATACGCACCATTCACAATGCGCCGTTCCACAACGAGGCGGCACGCAAGGTGCGAAACACGCCCGACCTGAAGGCGGTGTTCATGTGGCCGCGCGGTCATGCCAAATCGACGCACCTTGATGTTTTCACGCCGCTCTGGTTGATGTTCCAACCGAAGCGGCTCATCAACTTTATGGTGGTCGTGGGCAAGTCGGAGGATAATGCCGACCGACTGCTCGGCGACATTCAGGCGGAGTTGGAATACAACCAACGGCTCATCGCTGACTTCGGACAGCAGAAGAATGACGGTGGCTGGCAGGAGGGTGAGTTCAAGACCAAAAGCGGTGTGAAGTTCCTTGCCTGCGGTCGCGGTCAGTCGCCCCGTGGCCTACGCGACCGTGAGGCTCGTCCGGACTACATCGTCATCGACGACTTGGACGATGACCAGCTGTGCCGCAACGAGAAGTTGGTGCATGACCTTACGGACTGGGTGAAGGAGGCGCTCTTCGGTGCGCTCGATGTGGGTCGTGGACGCTTCATCATGGTGGGCAACCTTATCAGCAAGAACTCTGTGCTCTACAACATCTCGCGCACAAAGGGCGTGTTTCTCTCCAAGATACAGGCGGTGGACCGAAACGGCGAACCAGTGTGGAAGGAGAAGTGGACGAAAGCGGAGGCACAGGCTTACCGCGACTTCGTGGGCTACCGCGCATGGGAGAAGGAGATGATGCACAACCCTATCGTGGACGGCACCATCTTCCGTGCGGAGTGGATTCGCTACAAGCGTCTGCCCAAGCTCGAAAAGTACGACATGCTGGTGTGCTACACCGACCCGTCGTTCAAATCGACCACTTCCAACGACTACAAGGCGTGCCGCCTGTGGGGAAAGATTGGCTCGGAACTGCATCTCATCGATGCTTTCGTGCGCCAGGCTACGGTCAGCGAGATGGTGCGGTGGCTTTACGACCTCTATGAGCGCACACGCGACACGGTGGCCGTGCAGTTCTTCATGGAGGCGAACTTCATGCAGGACGTGATTCTGGACGAGTTCGCCGTAGAGGGAAACCTGCGCGGATACCAGTTGCCCATCATGCCCGACAAGCGCAAGAAGCCGGACAAAATTCAGCGCATCGAGGCGGTCAGTCCGCTTTGGGAGCGTGGATTCGTTTTCTACAACGAGCGCAAGAAAGACGACCCCGACATGCAGGTGGGCATTGAGCAGACGCTGGCACTGGAGCGTGGCAGCCGTGTACACGACGATGCGCCCGATGCCGACGAGGGTGCGATATGGATTCTGCAGCGCAACACAAGACAGGAAAGTTTCAAACCGGTGTTCGGCAAGAGGCCGACCGCCAAAAACATTTGGTAACTATGCTTCAAGTTATAAAGGACATTATCTGGGGATGGCAGTGCAAGCGTGCCATCAAGAAAGCCAACATGCTCTCGGAGCTGCTTGGCATGAAATATTACGTGATTTACATGAACGGCTCGCTGAAGGTCGTGCCGAAACGCACCATCCGTGAACTGGTGGCAAAGCACCGCTTCCGCAAGGGTGTGAAGGTGGCTGACATCGAGCGTCGTGCCATTTATGTTACGCATTAAGAAAGGGGGCGCATCATGTTTATCACGGAAGAAGACTACAGGGTGGTCATCGGCGAGAATGCGCTGAAGGTGGTGTCGCAGGCCTCTGGGGAGATACGCGACAATGCGGAACTGGAGGCATGTGAGGAGATTGCCGGCTACCTCCGTCCGAAATACGACACGGAGGCGGTATTCTCGGCTGAGGGTGAGGAGCGCAACCGCCTGGTGGTGATGTATGCCGCCGACATTGCGCTCTACCACATGATCGCAGCGATGCCTCAGAAAATGGGCAGCGATATACGCAAGGAACGCTACGAGCGTGCGGTCAAGTGGCTGGAAGGTGTGCAAGCCGGGAAAATTATCCCCGACCTGCCGCTCGCCACCGACGAGGACGGCACACCGACAGGCGACCTGCTCATATTCGGTTCACAGAAACAATTACGACACAACTGGTAACGCTATGGATATAAAGAATTTTTTCAGCGGTATGTTCGGTGGCGGTCAGAACGTGCTGCACACACCATACGGCGACCTGCATCTTGCCAAGTCGTCAGACCGCAAGCGCGTGAAGAAGATGGTCATCGAACTGGAGCGCACCACCGATGCGCTCACGCGCAGGGACATCGCCGACTGGCGACAGGCTTGGCAGATGGCCATCAATGTGGACAGCCCGAACCGCCAACGCCTTTACGACATTTACCGCGATGTGGAGATTGACCTTCACCTCTCGGGTTGTGTGCGCCAGCGTGTGGGATTCGTCATGGCGAAGTCGTTCAAGCTGGTAGATGCCAAGGGCAACGAGGACGAGGAGGCGCACCATTATTTTGACCAGTCGTGGTTCAAGCAGCTGCTTGAATATGCACTTGCCGCCAACAACTGGGGACACTCGCTCATCGAGCTTGGAGACCTCACCACCGACGGCGACGGCTGCGTGTGCTATACGGACGTGAAACTCATTTCACGAAAGCATGTCATTCCGGAATACGGGCGTGTCATTCAGCAGCTCGGGCAGGACTGGACTTCGGGCATAGACTACCGCTCGGCTCCGTTTACAGACTGGCTCATCGAAGCTGGACGGCCTGACGACCTCGGACTGTATCTGAAGGCTGCCACGCAGACCATACCGAAGAAGAACATGCTGGCGTTCTGGGATTCATTCGGTGAGATTTTCGGTATGCCGATGCGCATCGCCCGCACCACCTCACGCGACCCCAAGGAGATGGGACGACTGGAGCAGATGCTGAAGGGCGCAGGGGCAAGCCAATACATGGTGGCTGGGCAGGACACGGAGATTGAGTTTGTGGAGAGCGGCAAGGGCGATGCCTTCAACGTCTATGACAAGCGCATCGACCGGGCGAACTCGGAACTCTCGAAACTCATCATCGGGCAGACCATGACCATTGAGGACGGCAGCAGCCTCTCGCAGTCGGAAACGCACCTGGAGGTGTTCGAGAACCTGGTGGAGAGCGACTGCACCATGCTGCGCGACATCGTGAACAACCAGCTGATCCCGCGCATGGTGAAGCACGGCTTCCCTGTCAAGGGACTGCGCTTTGAATGGGACGATGCGGTGGACTATACCCCGGAGCAGCAGGTGGCATACGAGACGATGATTGCCGACCGATACGAGGTGGACCCGACATACTTTGCGGAGAAGTACAGCATGCCTGTGGGGGAACGGCGCAACGCCACACCCATGCTACCCGGTGGTGGGGACGATGATGATGAGGGTAACAACAAGCCAGACGACAAGGACGGCAAGAAGAAACAGCAGCAAAACGTACACGGCAGTTTTTTCGATTAAGCCCCAGTGATTATCTGGGGCTGCACCAACGCTACGCCCTGCTGTTAGGCGATGAGCCGCAGACTTTATCGCTGTCAAAGGAGCGTGAGGAGGAGATACGCAAGCAACTCACAGAGCTGTTCGATGGCATGATGCACACGCTCTACTCGTTGGAGGGTTCGCAGTTCCGCATCGAGGTGCTGGCCGAACCAAAAATCCAGAAGTTCATCGATGCCCATGCCGGTGTGCTGGACTCCACTTTCAAAAAGGTGGAGATGTCCGATGGCATGCGCAAGCGGCTCCAGCGGTCGGACTACATTTTCTCTGGCATGAAAACGTTCCATGAATTGAACGAGGCGTTCCCGTCCCTGCTTGACGAGAACGGTGAACGAAAGACATTCGAAGCGTTTTTGAACGACGTTCGGAAGATAGACAAGACCTACAACTCCAACTACCTCCGTGCGGAGTACAACTTCGTGCAGTCATCTGCGGAGATGGCTGCCAAGTGGGAACGGTTCTCGGAGGACGGCGACCGCTACAACCTTCAGTACCGCACGGCTGGCGATGGCAAGGTGCGCCCGGAACACGCTGCGCTCAATGGGGTAACGCTTCCACCTTCAGACCCGTTCTGGGAGGAATACTATCCGCCCAACGGCTGGAACTGCCGCTGTACTGTGGTGCAGGTGCGCAGGTCAAAATATCCGACTACACCGCACGACGAGGCGATGGCACTTGGCGAGGAGGCTTTGCAACGTGACACGAAGGGCATCTTCCATTTCAACCCCGGCAAGGAGGACAAGACGGTGCCCGACTACAACCCTTACACCATTCGCCGATGCAGGGACTGCGACATCGCAAAGGGCAAAATCAAGTTGGCGAGGTTCGTTCCCGAAAATGAGTTGTGCGCTGCGTGCAAACTACTTCGGTGCATCAAAGATGTTCAAAATGAGCACATCGAAAAGAATCGTTCCTTATATGGCAAACTCATCAAAGATGATAAATATAAAGATGTTGACTTTGATGAAAAGAACGGGGGCTTAAAAGCCACCCATATTGGGCACAACTTAGACAAAGACAAAGGCTGGTATGAAACCACAATACAAGATGTTGGATATAAACATGGACATTCTGTTATTTTAGAGGACGAGCCACAGAATGTGTATAAAGGGAAGAGTTGCGAGGGACTTTGGGATGATCTTAAATTCGAGGTCGCCGGTGCAGAAAGTGGCACATCTAATAATATTAGAAATGCTCTCAAACATTGTGCATCTAAACCAGAATCAAAAATCGCAGTTTTATTCTTCCCTAACGGCAATTTCTCAGCGGAGAACTTCCAAGCTGGTCTTGCTAAATTCAATGGTCTCAAGGGAACATCCCAGTATAAGAAGTTTGATTTGATTTACTGCATACAAGGAGAAGAGATAGTACAAATAAAAAAGCCAAGTTAGAAAACTTGGCTGGAACGAGAGCGGGTCTCTAAAGGTTACCCCATCCCTCGCATTGCAAAGGTAATAACAAATTTTCAAAACACAACAAGTTATGAACAAAATTTTCTCATTTCTAAAGAAAAGCAACCGCTACAAGCATCTAATCGGCGGTTTGCTAGTCGGTCTGTGCGCATTGTCGCCATGGGCTGCCATCTATTCTGCCATCATCGCAGCCTCATGTCTCGAACTCAAAGACAAACTTCACGGCTGTCCTTGGGACTGGATTGACTGGGCTTGCACAGTGCTCGGAGGCTTCATTGCAATGTTATTTTGGCTCATTGTGTAATATTCATTCATCTTTTGCACAGAGAATGAGTAACTTTGCAAACTGGTAGAGTTTCCCAAAGGCCGTGTGGTCTATCGCGGGTACAACAATGCGAACGCGAATGGCGGTGTCTCGAATGCGAATGCGAATAACGATGCCTCGAATGCGAATGCGAATGTCGGCTCGCGCCTGGAAATCTAACTAATCGGCGTACAACGATGGGGACGTGTCCCTAATGTGGAGCCGAGGGAAACGAGCCACAGCAAAAGCACCTATATTCAAGGTGGAAAGCTGAAACATCAAGTGTCGGGCAATAGAGTTTGGTAGGTCGGTAACGATTCGAAGAAGTTTGGCCCGGGGAAAGGAAGGCCCTTATCTTCCATCACAAAAAAAGACCATGCACAGAGAAGGCTATATCATGCAAGAGATAACGTCCTACGGCAATATGTCGGAGGCGTTTGACCGTGTATTGCGTGGGACAAAGCGAAAGAGATGCCGTCAAGGACGCTATCTGCTCGCACACCGCGAGGAGGTGATTGCAGAACTGACTGCAAAACTTGCCGACGGTTCCTTTCGACTCGGCAGTTATCATGAACGCATCATCTGTGAGAATGGCAAAGTAAGACACCTGCAGATTATTTCCATGTACGACCGCATCGCAGTGTATGCCGTGATGAACGTGGTGGACCAACATCTGCATAAGCGTTTTATCAGGACGACTGGAGCAAGTATCAAGAAGCGTGGCACACATGATCTCCGCAAGTGCATGCAATTGGACATGGAACGTGACCCCGAAGGTACACGCTACTGCTACGAGTTCGACATCAAGCATTTCTATGACAATACTAAGCCTGAGTTTGTCATGTGGTGCTACCGCAGAGTATTCAAAGACAAAATCCTACTGTCGCTCCTGGATCATTTTCTTCATCTTTTGCCGGAGGGTATCAGCTTCGGGTTGCGAAGCTCACAGGCTTCTGGCAACCTCTTGTTGTCCGAGTACCTTGACCATTATCTGAAGGACAAATACGGCATCCGCCATTTCTACCGTTATTGCGATGACGGTAGAGTGCTCTGTGGCAACAAGCAAGAAAATTGGCTGGCACACGGCATTGTACATGAGCAAGTCGAAAAAATAGACCTTGAAATCAAGAAGAACGAAAGGGTATTCCCATCAGCGCAAGGAATCGACTTCTTGGGGTATGTGACATTCAACGGATCATACTCTCTACTGCGCAAGCGTGTCAAGAAGAAGTATGCAAGGAAACTACACAAAGTCAAGTCAAGAAAGAGACGGCGAGAACTGATTGCGTCATTCTACGGAATGGCCAAGCACGCTTGCTGCCGAAATTTGTTTTATAAATTAACAGGCAAAGAAATGAAATCATTTAAGGATTTGAATGTCGCTTACAAGCCGGAAGACGGCAAGAAGCGATTTGCGGGTGCGGTGGTAAGCATCCGCGAGTTGGTGAACCTGCCCATCGTGGTAAAAGACTTCGAGGTCGGAGTCAAAACCAGCCAGGGCGAAGACCGCTGTGTCGTGTCCATCGAGCAGAACGGCGAGCCGAAGAAGTTCTTCACCAACAGCGAGGAGATGAAAAACATTCTCCAGCAAGTGAGTGAAATGCCAGACGGCTTCCCATTCGAGACCACCATCAAGGCGGAAACCTTCGGCAAAGGTAGAACAAAGTACATTTTCACATGATGAACAGAGTAAACGGAGCACAAGGTGTAAAGCTGCTTGAATGCACCAACCCCGTCAAAGGAAAATGGCGCGTCCGCTGGGACGTGCATAACAACGAGGATGGATCTGCCGACTATATGGAGGCTGAGTTCAACGGAAAGCCATCCGAGGATACCATCAAGACCATGGTGTCGGAATGGTTCAACGACCGCACGAACGAGACCATACTTTCTGGCTTCGTGTGGAACGACATGAGCGTGTGGCTCTCAAACGAGAACCAGTTCAACTACAAGGTGGCATACGACTTGGCTGTGCAGTCTGACGGCAAGACATTGCCGGTCACGTTCAAGTTCGGAACGGACGATGTGCCATGCTATCACACGTTCAGCACCATCGAAGAACTGACGGACTTCTATACCAAAGCCATGCAGCATATCCAGGACACACTGGCTGACGGTTGGAAGAGCAAGGATAATTTCAATTTGGAGTTATACCGAGACTAAGATGAATCCCTTCGGGGGAGGGTTATAAAAAAAGCCCCCGGCCTGTTACAAATAGTCGTCTCACTTACTATAAGAACATAAAACACCTACTCAGTGCTGACCGGGGGCGTATACCCTCGCTCGCACTGAGTAGGTTATTTTATGCGCGCTACTTCGCGCCTATAGTAAGTGAGACGATGCAAAAGTACAAAAAATTTCTGAAAATGAAACTAATAGAGATACTGAATTTGAACAGGGAACTGCTGATTTACTTCCAAAAGGCTGGAATCAGGCTGGACGATGTGCAATACATCGACCTTTTTAATGAATACCGCACACTTTCCGCACAGGGCGAGAAGGTGTCCTATATCGTGGCAAGGCTCGCCACGGAGTATGCCGTCAGCGAGCGCAAGGTGTACAACCTCATACGGCGTTTCAAAACCGACTGCAACCTGCTTGCAGTGTAACGTGGTGGCTCGTCCATGGGGAAGAGGTACTGCTGTATTACCTTTGCACCGTTTTCAAATTCAAAACGGTCATGAACAAATACCATCAAATTTTGCAGAAGGTGCTTGCCGAGGGCAAGTGCCAACAAAACAAGAAGGGGAACATACGCTATCTGCTCAACGAGCGGTTGGTGCTCTCCCCTGCCGACCTGCTCGACATCTTCGAGGGGCACGGCATAGCACGCAAGAAGTTAAGGAACGAGCTGCAGCTATTCATGCAGGGTGAGCGCAACGTGGAGAAGTACCGCGAGGTGGGCATCAACTGGTGGGACTACTGCGGTGCCATCCTCGTGAACTCCTACCCAACCTATTTTGAGAAACTGCCTCCGCTCATTGCCAAAATCAACCGCGAGAAGCGCAACAGCAAGAACTATGTGCTGTTCCTCGGTTCCACCGATGCGGAGACAAACCAGGCTCCGTGCCTGTCGCTCGTTCAGTTCCAGATTGAGAACGGCGAACTGGTGGTGTCGGCTTACCAGCGCAGCTCGGATGCGAACCTCGGCTTGCCAGCGGACATCTACCACCTCTACCTTATGGCCCGGCAGATTGACCTCCCTTTGAAGTCCATCACGCTGAACCTTGCGAATGTGCATATCTACGAGAACAACATCAGCCACACACGCCAGTTGCTCGACGGAAACGAGAACGTGAGATTTGAACTGAACGTATAAGGCATGAGAAAGCAGTATTTATCGGCACCGCTCCCTTTCGTGGGGCAGAAGCGCATGTTCGCGCGTGAGTTCATCAAGGTTCTCAAGCAATATCCGGAGAACACGGTATTCGTGGATTTGTTCGGCGGCTCGGGGTTGTTGTCGCACATAGCCAAATGTCAGAAGCCGAATGCCATGGTCATATACAACGACTTCGACGGCTACCGCAACCGCCTGCAGCACATTCCGCAGACCAACCGCCTTTTGGCTGACCTGCGCAAAATGGTGGAGGCGGAAGGCGTACCCAAGCACAGCTGCATCCGTGGCGACTTGCGCGACCGCATATTCGCCCGACTGGAGCAGGAGGAGCGTGAGGTCGGGTACATCGACTTCATCACCATCACGTCAGGACTGATGTTCTCCATGAAATACAAACTGAGCATCGCGGAGATGCGCAAGGAGGCTCTCTACAACAACCTGCGCAAGACGGACTATCCTCTCTGCGATGACTACTTGGAGGGCATCACGGTGGTGTCGTGCGACTACAAGGAGGTATTCGCCCGATACAAGGACATGCCGAATGTGGTGTTCCTTGTCGATCCGCCGTATCTCTCCACCGATGTGGGTACATATAATATGTACTGGAGGCTGTCAGATTACCTTGATGTGCTGACCATTCTTGCCGGTCATCGTTTCGTTTACTTCACTTCCAATAAGTCGTCCATCATCGAGCTTTGCGAGTGGATGGGCAGGAATCCGACCGTGGGCAACCCATTCAGAAACTGTCACAAAGTGGAGTTCAACGCCACCGTGAACTACAGCTCGCACTACACGGACATGATGCTGTTCACCGATGCCGCCTGACGGTGTTATAATTCAATTCTGACAACATAACAAGAGCGTTCCAAGCAATCAGCCGGGAACGCTCTTTCTGTTTGATACGGGGCAAATCAGAGCCGTTTTATGGCGACATACTGATATACCTCTATGGTCTCCACGATGTCCTCGTGGTCATGGTTGGTGATGCTCTGCGCAAGGTCAAGTTCTCCGAAGGTTTCGCCCTCCAGGTTGGCAAGCCTCCTGTGGATTCTGTCGGGCAGGTCGAACACCTCCAGCGCATCTTCCTTGAACGGACTGCCCTCACTGGCAGCGCCTGCCCAGTCGGTGACGATGTGGAGGGTTATCTGTGGCTCGGCACGGTATTCCACTCCGTTCACTATCGGTTTCCACTGTATCGGGCCGAACTCCACGAACACGGCCGGTCTCTCCCACCCTTCCTCCTGCTCGATGAACTCCACGTTGCGGTTCCACAGGTCGATGTGCTTTATCTCCGCTATAGCTCCGAGTTCCCTGCAAAGGAGGTTATAAAGTTCTTTTCTCATTTTCGCTTGATTTCAAATTCCACATTAAAGTATTCGGTGATGTTCTCCTCCACGATGTCGCGGACTGCCTTTTCCACTTCGGGCGACACACCCAGGAAACGCCTGCGCGGTATCTTGATGCTCTTGCCCTCTTTCATCAGCGCCATGTACTTCCAGAACTCGGCCTCGGTGCTCAGCTGGACGGTTCGTTTGTCGTTTCGCCGCTCGCCGTTCTTTTTACGACCGAACGCACCGGAGGTCTCGTAATACTTTGCCCAGAAGAAACGTTTCATCTTCTTCGTCACCTTTATCTCGCCTCCGTCGTTATGTATGGCTGCATACGGCAACGTGGTGAAGAACGTGATGCTGTTCTCTGTGGTTCGGCTTGATATGCTCTGGCGGAGGGTGCCGGTGTCTATCAGTATGGAACCGCCCGGCCGTGTGGGGCTTTTCCTGCGCTGCCATGCCTCACTGAAGAAAGCCTGACGCTCGAAGTTCCTGTCGAACTCGTCGCTCATCTCCACCCTAATGTCGCTTAGGATATTGCGGATTATTTTCTGTACGTCCTGATTCATCGTCAAAGTCAAACTGAAGAAATGTCTGTGCCTCCTGTGGCACTTCGTTCTTCGGGTCGCAGGAGGCATTGAGGAGGTTGTAGAAGGTACGTTCACATATACCATAAACAGGATACACGAACCTACGCCATATCTCGCGGTTGCTGATTCCGCTCTTGGCATGCTGGTCGTATATCCTATTTATGTCGGTGACACGTTTCTGGTAACTTGCTCCTCGCCTCTTTGCCATAAACTGTTTTACTGCCTTTCTCTCGGTTTGTAGGGACGGATGTCGTAGGTCATCTTCGCGCTGACGGTCACCCTGCCCGTTCCCTCACATTGCTCACATGTGTGCTCCTCGTTAGTCTCATGGTCGTGGAGCCGTCCCGTACCATAACACTTCCGGCACAGGGCCACTTTGGGTTTCTTCTCTACTTCCTGTATCATGTCTCTTCGTTTTTAGGATTCTGTCATTCCGAGCGGTATGGGTTTCCACATTCCGTTCTCGTTCTTTATCTCTGCCCTGATGAACTGCTTGCTCACCTCCGGCTGGTAGCTTTCCTCGATGATGCGCACACCTTCAAGGAAACGCTCGTCACCGGTGTCCTGCGCCACCTTGCGGAGCTGCACAATACGGCTTGCCTTCAGCGTTCCTTTGGCATCACGCGCCAGCAGACGGAACACCATGTTCACCAGTGCCTGTGTCTTGTCGTCGTTGGCAAGGCTGGCGATGTACTCCTTCACGATAGCGATGCCGTCCTCCACCGTGTCACGGTAGCCGTCGGTCACATACACGCCGAGCGTGATGCGCTTGTTGCCCTCGGAGTTGGTGAACGTATGGCTGCGCTGGTCGTCCTTGACCTTGGTCTTGAACAGGTCGGACTTCATCTCCAGTATGGTCTTGAAGTTGTCCATCACCTTTTGCTTGCTGTCCTTGATTTGCTCGCTGATGCTGAGGAGCACGGGTATGGAGTGCTCTATCTCCTCGTCCACGAGCTGTTTGTACTCTTCACGCTCGGCCTTGGCCTTCGCCTCTGCCTCTTTCTTGGCTTTCGCCTTCTGGAATGCCCGGTACTCGGCCATCTCCTCTGCCGTCATTTCAACGGTCTGCTTGTTGTTTTCTTCCATGTCTTTGTATTTTTATGGGGTTAGTCCTCATCATAGTTCTGCATCTCAGGCTCGTCTATAAGCATCGCCTCCTGTTGTGCGTATGCCCAGTCGGCCAACTCGCCGAAAAACTCGGCGGCCTCTTCACGCTCCATATTAAGGGAGGCTTCGAGGACTTGCTGTCTCAGCACTTTCAGTGCCTGTTCCTGTTTCCTTTCCATATCTGTCAGCATGTTGGGGTGTTTGCGTCCATGCGGATAACATAGGCCACGTCCACCTGTGGTTTGACTTCCGTCTTCTTTGGCTTCAGTCCGCCCTTGCGCTGGATAGAGCGGATCTTTACAGAAAGCTGTTCCAATTCCTCGTTACTCAGTCTGGCGAACACCTTGCCTGTGATACGTGGGTCCTGGCAGAAAGCGTTGATGCGTATCCAGTCTGTGGTGTCAATGCCAATTTTCTGCATGAGTTTCAGGCACTCACTCCTCCGTTTCTTCTGCTCGTCCTTCTGGCCGTTCAGTTTCTCCAGCGCGTCACAGCAGTCGTTGTATTCTCTCCGGGTCATCTCACGGAGACTGTCAGTGCGATTCCAAGTGTACTGCAGCACGACCTGTTTCTTGAACTCCTCACGGCTGCCGTTATACGGCAACTTGTTGAACGCCGCAAAGAACCGTGCAAAATTGGTTACTTCCTGTGCCATGGTCATTTTCCTTTTACAAGTTCCTTGACTGACGCTATGGCAGCGCACATCATCATCAGTTTTACAGTCTTGGCTTCTCCCTCAAATGCGTTATAATCACATTTAATAGGGGCTTTGCTCATTGGCTCCCAAATCTGTTCCGCCTCCTCGTCCTTCTTCTGGTCCATCAGAAAGAGAAACGCATCATATTCGGAGCGATCAAACTCAAACACCAGTTGTACTTTCATTTCTTCCATATTCTTTATGTTTTAATGTTATTCGAACAATACTTTAATGCCACACGAACTGGCAACATCAAGTTCCAGTTTTGCGCCCTTGCTCAATTCCCAGCCCTGCAGCATGTAGATGCAGTCGCATTCCAAAAGCAGGGCGATGTCCCTTCTCATGTGTTCCCTCCAGTGTGCGTCCTGCGATATGCCGTTCTCAAACGGGTTCACCGGCTCGTAGCCTTTTATGGAAAGATAGCGTGCCGCATGGTTAAAGGCAGCCATGCGCTCCTCAAGGTCGTAGTGGGCTATCGCTCCGCTGATATAAACTTTCTTCTTCATCTCTGTTATGTTTTAGTTGTTAGACTTGTCGTTGTAAACCTCTACTGCTTTTTCTGCCCAGATGGTGTAGTATTCGCTCACGTTGCCCGAATACCGCCCTTGGCAGTATGCACGGAAGCCTTGTGTCCTCACCTTCACGCCTGCCGCGTATTTCAGTCTGATGGCAGGTTTTCCCATGGGTTTCCCTTTGTCCTCCTGGCTGACGAAGATAAAGGTCTTACGCTTGAAGCGGTCTATCAGTGCCCTGGTCAGCGAATACTCCCACCCTGCCTCGTATGCGTACTGATAACTGTCCACGATGATGAACTTGGCGCTCTTGGGCTTTGCCAGCCGTTCCTCCAGCGCCTTGATGTCTCCGTCGGTGATGATGCGGAACGAGCCTTGCACCTCGGTCATCTTGAACTGGGCGAGCCGTCTTTGCATCGACAGCCCCACACCTTCCTCCAAGGACACATACAGTACGCTGCCTATTCCGCAGAGCATCTTGGCGAACTGCATCACAAAGGAACTCTTGCCGCTGGCACTGGGTCCGCTGATGAACCATGTGTCGCCCTCTTCCGGCTGGCCGAACACGTCTTTCCATTGTCCTTCAAATGGAAGTGCCTTGCACTTGATGTTCGCCACGTCCTTGGGACTGTATGCTCGCTTTGCCATATCACTTCTCCGTTTCAATAAGTTCAGACACAACAGCGTCCGCTATCTTTACCGCATACTTGGCAATGTGTTCGGCTGTCATTTCTTCACGTTCACGGTAAAGGGCTGGAGCCACAAACAATGCAGCCTTGGCCAATTCATAGCGACGCTGTTCCCAGTCCACTTCGTTATTCCGTTGTCGGCGATTCATCTGTATAACCGCATCCATATATTGCATTTCCATCTTCGTCATCATGCCTGTACTCTTTTAAGTTTCTCTATTTCCGTGTAAACTCGTCTCAGTCCCCCACCCGACTTGCGTACCAGTGTGGCAATGTCCGCGCCTTCGGGGGCGTTCGCCCGTGCCACAACGCTTGCCTGGTCTTTCAGGAACTTCTCGCGCTCCTTGCAGTCATCGGGTGTCACCTTGGAGTAGCGGTCGCCATAACGACTGAGCATTTCGGTGTAGCCCACTTTCTTGCACTCTATGGAGCGGTTGATTTTCGCCTTCAGTCCGTCGGCTCCCATCATATACCATGCGCAGCATCTCTCGGTGGCGTTCCACAGGGCTTTGAGTTCCAGAAATGCCTCATACTGCAGGTCGCCGGCCTCGTCCAGAATGATGAGCGGTGTTTCGATGGAGCGGAGGTAATAGACCAAATCCTCGTACACGTCGCTGTATCTGCCGTTGCCGCCGACACCGAACTCGGTGGCTATCTTGCGCACTAATTTCAGTTTGGTCTTCACCTGCGAGCAGTCCACATAGATGGCGTTGCGGTGTCCTTGCACATAGTAGCGTGCCGTGAATGTCTTGCCGATGTTGGGTATGTCGCAAAGTATCGCGCTCAGTCCGCTCTGCTGGCTGAACTCCAGCTGCTTGGTGATATAGTCGAATGTGGCGGTGCGTGCCGGTTTCCATTCGATGCCTCCTCTGAGGTTCACGCCCAACTTCCGGGCAATGGTTATCCAGTTGGCCTCGCTCAGTGCCTTGTCGGTCTGGCCATTCTTGATGGCGCTATATACCGAGGTGCTGATGCCCAATGAGGCTGCGTGCTTGGCGTCGCTCGGATAGTTCGTGCGGTTGGCGGCTATCGCCTCCAGTATCCGCTTTTTGTTCTCTGTCGTTATCATTGTCTCACGTTATTTTATTGTCGTTCTAATTCTATTCTAATACCGTTCTAAAGGTCTGCCAACGGGTCTGAAACGTGGTAGGTCACTTCCATTTCCGGCTCGTTCTCTATCGGGGGAAGTTCAAGCGGTGGCGGTGGTGCTACCTCCTCACGGGTCGGCTCTGCCTTGGATATGCCCACGCCCTGAATGGCGTTCTTCTTGACGTAGGCGTTGAATGCCGCTATCTTCTTCTGCTGAGCAACGAATATTTCTTTATCCTCGTCTGTCTGCTCGGCATCGGCGGTGTTGAACGTGCCCACATCTTCGAGTTTGTCGATAAGGCGGTCGTTCTGGAAAATGTACACGTCGGTCGCGTTGCCGTCCTCGTCGGTCAGCCAGTAGGCATCCACCTTGTAATTGTTCGGGGCAAGTCTTTCTATTACCTCGGTCTTGCTCAGCCACCAGTCCTTGTATGCCACCCTGCAGTAACTGTTCCTGCGTATGGAGGTCTCGGTGTGCTCTCCGATGAAACGTGCCCACACAGATTTGTCCATTGGCTGGAGCGTGGGGTTCATGTTGGCTTCAAGCACCTGCCAGCGTGTCATGCCGGGATATTTCTTCTGGTTCGGGTGGAGGGTGTTGTTGAACTCATTGATGTCGCGTATATCATCGGCAATCAGTTCGTCCCAGCTGTAGTACTGCCGGTCCTCATAGGTGTCGTTCTTCTCGTCAAACACCTTCTTGGCCTCCGTGCGGTAGTGTCTGTCCTTAGCGTAGAAACGTCCGATGCCGAGGTGGTTGCGGTGCTCCACGCTGCGTTTCTTGGCTCCGTTCATCGGCTCGGCGTATTTCTCCTGCGAGTTCATCGGGGCGCAGAAACGCACGAATGGGAACAAAACGCCTGCCTTCAGGAAACTGTCTTTCCATTGGGTCATCAGGTGGTTCTCCACCTCTACCTGTGCAGGGCAGCCCCACCCTTTGCTTTCTATCAGCCGGAACATGGAGCGGAAGCAGTCGGCCACCAGGTCCACGTTCTTGTTGCGGTTGTAGGCGTAGCCCACCACGCACTGGCTTGTCACATCGTAGGCGTAGTATGCCTTTGGTCTTGCCTTGGTGTCCTTCAGTTTGCGTGGGAGGTCGCGGTCATCGAATGAAATCTTCGAGAACGAGAACTCTGGCGCATGGCGGTGGACGTGGGGCATCTGCTCGTGCATGAATGTGGTGTAGGAATTTTGCTGCTTCGCAATAAAAAGACGGGCATCAGGTCTGTTCAGATAGTTGGTGATGGTGCTTTCGCTCAGCGACTTCGGGTCTCCGTTCTTGTCAGCCCATTCACTTGGGTCGAAAAGTTCGCCTGTCTCCGGGTCGTACACGTCCAGCTCGCCGCACACGAATGAGTTGTACATTTCCCACACGCTTGTATTGAACGGCTGGTTCGGCTGCACGGCTATCGACCATATAAGGCGCATTGTTCGGTAGTCCACCTTACGGCTTGCCTGGTTGCCGAACTTGCGGCTGATGAGGCATTGGTATCCTTCTCTCTGGTACTCGTTCACCTTCTTGCGGAAGCGCAGCATGCTTGCCGGCAGTGTGTGTCCTGTCTTCATGCGGTAGCCTTCCACGGCCTGCGACATCATGCTCCAGTCATACTTCTGCCCCATCGTCTTTTGTATCGCCTTGGCGTTGTTGTAGAGCTTGATGCAGGCGTTCAGCACACTGGCATTGGTCACATACTCCTTCACATGGGCATCGGTGGCGTGGTCGTGTCCGCACTGGTTGCGCCAGTCGTTGAAATAGGCCACGGCTGCTTGGTCCACCTCGTAGTTGGCATCAAGCCAGGCAAGCAGCACCTCCATTGAGGGGTCGGGGTACAAAGTCTTGAGTTTCTCCTGATAGACATCGGGCAGACTGCTGACCGCAATGAGCGCGTAGTTGTTTGCGGAGCCTCCTCCACGACGCACTACATCTATGCGACCGCGTGCAGAGAGCTGCTTGTAGTTGGAAACGGTCATAACGCCTCCGTCCACAAGTTCCCGCATCGAGATGCAAAGTCTGTTATCGTGGTACTCCATAATCTATCCTCCTTATCTCAATTCGCTTGCGTACTTCTGAATGGCAGGAATATCTCGCACCATCACATTATCATAATGGCGCACAACTTTACCTTTATACAGAACATCACAGCCAGCATCACCTTTCTTTGCGAACTCCAGTTCAACACCATTTGGGAAGTATTGGCGCATATATTCGTCAGAATCGTGAAGAGTTTCAACTTCTGGCGTTACGACCATAATGATACCTCCACGCTCCATGGCGAGCCTGCGTATCTTGCGAGCCAAGTCAGTGTTTCCACGCTCACCTTCAAATCGGAGGGCATAGTAAACCATACGCTCTGTCACCTTCAACGAGGCCATTATGAACTCGCGGTCTTCTTTCTTAATGTGAATATACCTTTTCATGTCTCACTTGTTTTGATGTTATACATATTGTGGAGTGTGGGGAGTCGAACCCCGTGGCTATCCTACGCTCTTCGCTTTCGCTTATTCCAACTTTCCGGCCACTGCAACCGTGCCACTCCTGCGGTCTTTCCCGCCGTCATCCGAGGCAAGCCCTTACCGACTATCCAGTACGGTGGCTGACTATCCAGTGCAGCACTAAGGGCTTCCGTGTTATCCTTCAATCTTTTTACCCTCGGCTATCTCACCCAGGAACCTGCAGTACATGTTGCGCAAATCCTGTTTCTCCTCAATCATCCATACATGGGCAACATTCATCGCCTCGCTTGTACTTCTGCATTTCAGCGAGCACTCAAGGAGGTCGTGTTCCAGATTGTACCTTCTTGTTTCGATGGCTTTCTCAATTTCATCAATGCCAGACTCCTTGATGATGCTGCGCAATGCACAAAGCTCTTTGTATTCCATCTGGGACTTGTACATCGCCTCTGCATACCATCTGAAGAAGTAGTCGTAATCCTCATTAAAGCAGTCGGTGTACTTCTCAATGTCTTTCTCCTGCCGTTCGATGATAACATTCACACGGCTTTCAAGCCATTCTTTGATATTCTTGCTCATTGTCTCACTTATTTTATTTCGTTGATAATCGGTCTTACGCTACAGCCATAGCAGGACATCAGGCGTCTCACAAGTTTTGTCACATAGAAATCGGGAGCCGTGAACACGATGCCGTCCTCTTCCGTGTAGCTGAAACTTACACCGTCCATTATCAGAACCATTGCCACCTTGTGCTTCACGCTCTGCGTCTGCCACTCCTTTAATTCGCTGTCGTTCATATTCTTTAATTGCTAAAATTCGTTATTCTCGGCCTTTTTTCGTATCTTTGACCGCTCGTTCAATCTTGAACACGTTGCAAAGATAGTGATAATTTTCAACCCGACAAATATATTCGGGGATTATTTTCAACTTATGGGTAATATTTTATCAAGAATACAGGAAATAGCCTCTAATGAGGGGATAACCATCGGCGCTCTTGAACGTCAGATTGGCGCAAGTAAGGGTGTTTTGTCCCGTGCCATAAACAACGGTACAGACATTCAGTCTAAATGGGTTCAAACGATAGTTGAAAATTATCCCCAATATTCAGCTCGTTGGCTCATGATTGGAGTTGGAAGCATGCTTGAAAACAACGCCGATAAACAAATTCAGGGGGAGGCGAATGATGATCAAAAAAAACACATCGCTGTTCCAGTTCCAGACAACAGCCACGAGGGCATTCCGCTTATCCCCATTGACGCAATGGCAGGTGCTTTGACAGACGAGAGAACCGTACTTGAATATGAATGTGAACGTTACGTTGTACCTGCATTTAAGGGCGCAGACTTTCTCATTCCCGTAAAAGGTTCAAGCATGTACCCAAAATATAGTTCTGGCGATATTGTCGCTTGCCAACGAGTTCCGATGTCTGATTTATTCTTTCAATGGAATAAAGTTTATGTTATAGACACAAATCAAGGCGCACTCATTAAACGCATAAAACCTGGGAGCGACAAAGACCATGTCCTCATCGTATCGGACAACGAAAAATACGACCCGTTTGAGCTTCCATACTCAGCCATTCACGCAGTAGCCTTAGTTATCGGTGTCATAAGGTTAGAATAGCACCATACACATACCCCTCCAACACCATTCGTACCCCATTTGGAGGGGTGTACCCCCTCTTTTGAGGTTCGCTTCATGCAAGAATCCCCATAAACACAAGGTTTTAGCCAGATTCTTGCACATTTTACCTATATCGCAAATGGGCAGTTTCCCCCACCCTACCCCTTAAAACATTCCTTTTCCCTCCCCCTCTATCCTACCCCCTAAAACCCTAAATGTGTAACCCCACTTTTCGGAAAATGTAACCCCACTTTGTAACCCCAGTTGTAACCCCAGCACCTATTTTTAACATTTTTGAGACCATCTTCCCCTATCACATCATAACGCCATTCAAGCATCGCTCAAATGCCATTCGGACAAAGCCCATATAAGCCCCATACACGCGCTAAAGCCGCATAAGCAAAGGGATTTACCGCATGGGCACAAAAAAGGCCGTAGATGCAAACCTACAGCCCAAAGAATTAAACTCTACGCAAACCTGCGCACCAGCTTATGCCCTCAAAAGTAAACCGAAATTAAACCTATGTAAACGCTTCGTTTTGTACCGCCATTTCAGCCGACAGCACATAACTTATTGAAACACAAACTTTTTACAACATTT